CCTGCGGCAGGATCACCTGCACGGTGTCGCGCACAAGCCGCTCCACTATCTCGGTGCGTACCTGCGTCACGGTGTCCCGCTGCACGGGGAAGACCTTGGGGGAGCAGGAGGCGGCAAGCAGTGCCGCGAGTATTAAAATCATTTGTTTCATAGTCATATTATCACTATATTTGCATTGCATTTGAAAAGGAATCAACACCTCCTTTCAGGCCCCGTGTCTCCCAGCATGGGGCCTTTTTCATTGCCGCAAAACAAAAACGGCAGCCCGATGAAATACCGGACTGCCGTCTGCCCCGAGGGGCTGTTGGGATGAAATAGTTGCTAAATGAATCTTACCATCGAGAGGTCGCGGCTGAAATTGTGTATTCCGTCCTCAATCTTCTCGATTGTCCTGCGGGTGGGCTTGCTCACGCCGTTGATGTAGTGGCTGAGCTGCCTCTGGTTTACGCCGGTTATCCTTTCAAGTCCGGCGAGAGTAAAGGCGAATGCGTAGTACTGGAGGAAAGAGGCGATGTCGTAGACGAACTCGAAGTCAACCTCCTCGAAGTCCTTGCCCTCTCCCTTATAGAAGTCACGCATTTCTTCGTAGGCCTGCCTAAAGTCGTTGATAGCCTCCGTTGCGGTCTTTCCCTCCCCGATTATCCCGTAATCGAGGTCGTTGTCCTCCATGTACACGGAGAACCCGTAATCGGACTTCTCAACATAGGCTTTAATCCTTTTCATACAAAGTCAATTAGTTGTTACAAATATAGCTGTTCGCATAAAATTTCAAGAAAAGGGGGTTAAAGATCAACCCCCGAATCCCTTAATATACTCCTCAGCGTCCCTCCGCGAACCTCCTCGCTTCTATGATGACTGAGGGAAAAAACCTTGCCCGTAATTGGGCTATACCACTTGGGATGATTACTCTTCCCATTCTTGCTAACTTCGTAGCAACCTGCCGCTTTGAGCTTCCGCTCCAATTCTGCATATTTCATCCCTAAAAAACCATGACGCAAAAGTAGTAATTTTAATATTACTTACAAAATTTTTTAAAAATTTTCAAACCGCTACAATGTGTAACACTTTCAAAAATGCAGTCCGGTATGTCAAAGAACTTCGTATATTTGCGGAAATAACATAATTCATAATTCAATAAAGTTAGTTAACGCCCCTCAGCCGTGAGGCTCAGGGGTTTTCCTATGCCTGCGGCGCGGTATGCGGCATCCTACCATTGCCCGAGTATCCTCAGTGCCCTCACGTAGAGCTGCTGCCTGTCCTCGTAGCCGTTGTAGCCGCCGTTGATGACCCTGGTCTGTCCCCGCAGGTCGTCATTGTCGGCATAGGCATTGAGGTTATGCACGTCCCAGAACCATAAGGATGACTTGACTGCCCACTCCGGCTCGGAGAGCAGCTGCGGCTGCGACTCGAGGTCGATGCCCAGCCACTCCCCGCATCTTTGATAGTTGTACCTCCCCGTGACCATGATGAGGCCGCGGCCCTTGTAGCGCACTCCGTCACCCTTATGGACGTTGCCCAAATCCGTGCGTCCCTCATACGCCTTGCCCGAGGCTATCTCCTCCAGGTACCTCAGCCGTCCGCTCTCGTGCCCCACCTGCGCGAGGTACGAGGCAATGCGGAAGGCGTTCGCGTCTATTCCGGCCTGCGGCCAGAGGCGGAGCATCCACTCTATCAGAGACGATGTCCGCCCGCTGTCCTTAATGCCGTACAGGCCCAGTATCCGTTCCTTGTCTATCCGCACCATATCAGTCCTCCTTTACGGGTCTCTTCATGTCCTCCGGGGTCAGTATCGCGTCGGGATGGTCCTTCGTGTACTCTCCCCTCAGTATGTTGCGCAGCCTGCACTTGTCGTTGGGGTTGAGCCGCTGGAGGCAGTTGTCGTCCGGCTGGAGGCACACATGCTTCTCGGCCTCCTTGAGCTGAAGCCTTAGGCTGTTGTTCTCGTTGATGAGGTCAAGCCGTTCGCTCTCCAGCTGGTGCACCTTTTCGTAAAGGTCGTCCACCTTCTTGTTCAGCTCCGTGATTTCATCCTGCATCCTGCGGTACTCCTTGGCCCATGAACTCTGCGCCACATCGAAGGCGTTGGCCTCGGTGATTTTCCTGTTGCTCTTGCGGTTGAGCAGGAACTTTATAAGCTCCAGCCCTCCGAGAGCGGTTACGATGGTGGCCGCGGCCGTAATGGTTCCTGCCCAGTCCATAGCCTATTCCTCCTTTTTCCTCCGGCCGTACGCTATGACCAGGGCGGCCATGACGACCGCATCGGCCATAGCGGCCCAGCCCATGAAACTCTCGAATCCGTTAGCAGCCCCCTCCTTGGCGCAGATACCCGCGATGAAGGGGATGATGATAATCACCATTATTGCCGCAACCTTGCAGCATTTTTTCATTGCCTCTTTAAAACTCATAGCTTTTACTTTTTAAGGTTCGTCATTCTCCTCCGGAGCAACCCACAGGATACCCTCCAGAGTATTTTCCAGTTCAGTGAGCAGGTCGACATCGTAGAGAACCTTGCCACCAATCCTTATGCTGCGCTTGGCATTTTCCCTCTGCAGGGCATGCCACACATCATAAGGCATTGTCTTTACGTTTATCTCTACCTCCTCATCCATGAGAGCTCTCTCCAGCTCCTCATACCGCTTGATTTTATCGGATAAGGTATCATACTCCTTAAGCTCCTGCTCTGTAAGAGAGCTCCTGCGGTCCTTCAGGTCGGTCAGTCTCTTCCTGTCGGCGTCCATGTCGGTGATACCGACTTCGTCCATGAGTTTTCTGGCCTCTGCGGAGAGGGCCTCGACGGCCTTCTGCACCTCCTGCTTGAGTTTCACGGCCTTGTATGCGTGTGCAGCGGGCACGTCATGGCAGGTCATGTTCTGTATGCCGCTCAACTGGAGCTGCCAGAGTTTTCTGTTGCTAATTTTTGCCATGGCCTACTCCTCCGGATAATGTGCGGTTACCGATGTGATGAACTCATTGAGCAGAGTACCTGCGTCCTCGATGAGGGAGGTAGAGCCGTTCAGGCTCATCTGTGGCTCCGAGCCTGGATTAGCATCATAACTGAAATAAACGGAGCGGTTGTTGCTGCTGTCGCTGATGATACCGTTCATTGTCACTTTGTTGGCTGAATTAACGGTTACGTCTGCCGTGATTGTCATTGTGCCCGACTGGGCCGATGCACTCTCTAAAGTGCGCCTGTTTGTGTAACTAATCTGTAACATAACTTTTTGGTTTTAAAATGTTTATAAATGTTGTTAAAATCTATCCTATCACCGGCCCGTCCTCGTCGAAGATGTTCATCGGCTCCTGCAGCGAATCCGGCCAGATGACCCTGCAGAACAGCTCCTTGGTCAAGGGGATGCAGTTGTAGCCGGCCTCGCCGGTATCATACACCAGCGAGAAGCCGCAGAAACCGGTGGTGAACTTCGCGAAGTACTCCAGCGACTGCCCGAGGTACAGTCCGCCCGTACCGCCGGTCACCGACCAGTTCTCCAGCGAGGAGCCGCTGCCCAGGGTCACGTACCACTCCTTGCGCCTGAGCCAGTCGGTGATGCGCAGATACACATTGTCCTGATTGAGAGGAGTGTTGGCAGTACCGTGAATTACACCGGTGGATATGTAAAGCCGCTGTGCGTTGCTGAGGTCAAGGTATCTCGGGCTACCATACTCGACATAAGAGTAGTATTCGTAAGTATTTGTCTCCTCTGCCGACGGGCCGGTACCGATGCGCAGCGAGGATGCCGCTCCCGTGCCATTCCATTCTTGACTGCTGGTGATGTCTCCCACTGTGAACTCCGGGTCATACGTACCCGTCTTCTGGAACGTGAATCCCGGAGTGGGACTTAGTATCGTTGTAAGGTCGGGGTCGTCCGAAAGGAAGGCGTAAATGGTGCCCGCCCCATCATCCGTGCGTCCGAACTTGCACATCATGCGGTTGCTTATGAGCAGGTTCTGCGCCGTATCGTTTAAATTTATACGCCCGAGCAGGACATTGACATCCGGCACGTATGTGCCTCCTGACTTGGGCAGATGCAGCTGGAAATACAGATAGGGCACCCCTTTGTCTGTGAACAGCTGCTTCAGGTCCAGCAGTCCTATCCCGTTGGGCACTCCGCTCAGCGGCGATACGGGCGTATATCCGTCGAAGTTGTCAAGGGTTATGTCTATCTCAGGAGACCAAACGCCTATCATGTGCTCCTGCCAGTGGTCGTATCCGCGGAAGTCTCCGAGGCGGTAGGGCGAGGATGTCCCGCCCTGAGGAGGCAGATAGACGAACGAGTCCTCGGTCACGCCGCCCGTCCACGAGAGGCCGTAGTTTGCCGTACGCAGGCCCTCCCGCAGCAACGACATGTCGGCATAGTCCACAGCGGTGGAGCGGAACGGCTTGTACCTGCTCCACTTATTAACGCCGGTATATTTGCATACACCCGATACCGTGTTCGGGAAATAGCCGAGTGCCTTCTGCACGTCACTCAGTTTCAGTTTGGTATTGCTTAACTGTGCCATATCATCTTTATAGTTTTTAAGGTTGTACCTGTACCGGGTCGATGGGATTGACGGGGTCGACGGGCGTTATCCCCCCGCTGCTGTTGCCCGTGCCCGCCGCGGAGTTGACAAAGCGGTAGTTGCCGTTGTCGCACGATGCCGTCGCGGTCACATAGAACGGCTTGGACAGCGTCGTGATGAGTATCGCGGGATTCGCAGCGACGTGGAAGCCGTCCCCTCCGATGCTGATGGTACGACCGTCGAACACGCTGCCGTTCAGGTTCTGGAACTGCCCCGTCTGCGGCGACCCGGATATGGTCTTGCGCAACTGGAGGGCCGAGATGGTCACCGTCACCTCCTCCGGAGGCGTGGTCGAGGCCGAGAGCGAGAACGTTATGCGGTAGCGGTTGGTATAGCCGGGCTCGTCAGAGATGTTCATCGTCAGCGTTATGGTCGGCAGCACGGTGGTAGGGATGCGGGCGCGGAAGATGGACGTTATCCTGCCGCTGGTGATGTACACGCCGTAGTAGACCCTCGTTCCTCCGACGAGTTTGCCCGTGGTGTTGACGTAGTATCCGTTGGCCGGCTTGTCGTAGGACGTGCCGCCGTTCTTCACCGCGTTGTAGTAGTTCTCAAGCAGGTCGTCCGACGCCTCTCCGGAGACGTCGCCCTCCCCGAGCAGGGCCACCTGGTCGCTGCCCTCCGCGATGATGGGCACAGACGGCACGGAGGGCATCTGCAGCCCGTCCACGATGTCGTATATGCCGTCCTCGTAGGTCTTGTCGACGAGCAGGGTCACCACGTCGGGGTGATTTTTTTGAGGGGTCTCGGCATAGGAGTTTACGGGCACAAACGGCCCGAAGTTGAGCGGGGCGAGGAAGCGCAGCGAGGTGGACACGGTGCGCGTGCCCTCCCCGTTCGTGACCTCCGCCCGCAGGTACACCGTGCGTGCCGTCTCCCAGTAGACCATGCCGCCTCTGTTGATGAGGTAGTCCGTCTTTGTCGCCGCCTGCCCGACCGAGCCGTTGACCGAGTACTGGGACGTGCCTCCGGAGGTGGAGGACATGATGAGGCGGTACGTGCAGCCCTCGTAGGGTGCTCCGAAGACAGGCCACGTGATGTGCCAGTAGTTGCCAAAGGCGTACTTTACGGATATGCTGCCCGCCGTGCCCTTGATGTTGAGCCCCGCGTCGAGCAGCAGGCGGTAGTTGGTGCCGCCCCTGCGTATGCGGTGCGCCGACAGCCTTGACGACGACCGCCATGCCGCGTTGGAGCCGCTCTCGGCCACCATGCCCACAAAGCCGTAGTCAGAGCCGCTTTTGCGGATTGCGAACACGTAGTCGAGGTGGAAGTTCAGTTTGGCGTTGGCTATGCTGTTGTGCCTGCCGGTGTACTTGGCTATCCGGTGGAATGTCGCCGCCGTGCCCTGCCTCATGCGGTATTTCTCTGTCTGATATGCTGAATCCGGTGCTGCCATGTCAATCCTCCTATGCTATGTATGCGTCAAAGACGTTGTTTCCCGACGAGGACGGGATATAGAGTTTGCCTCCCGTCCATATATCTCCCTTTGAGTAAATCCCGTTCGTGGGCACTTTGGTGTAGTCCGCCCATGCGTTGCTTACCAGCAGGCTGCCCACGTTCACACCCCTCGCGATAGAGTGCCCGGCGGTTATCCTGTTTTCGTTTGGATACCAGCCGATGTCGTCCGTGCTGCCTATGGTGATGCCCGAGGTGGCCCTTATCTCGCCGGCCACATCCAGTTTATAGGCCGAGGAGGTGGTGCCGATGCCGACGTTGCCGCCATTAGCGCAGATGTAGAGATTCCCACCTCTATGCTGGAGATATAAGGGGTTTTTTAAACCAATACGATTTATTTCACCGGCATAACCTCCTAAAGTTCCTGTGTCATCGCATTCTATATTGATGGAATAAGTCCTAATCGGACCACTTGCAACAATTCTTCCCACCCCAGTCATGTCCCCGCTCACGTTGCCCTCTCCGTTGAAGGGCCTTCCCCAGAGGGTGCGGGAGGTCTGGAGTTTGGTGGCGGAGGTCGCGTTGCCGGAGAGGGTGCCGGAGAAAGTTGTTCCGTAAACCGTCTTGTTGAAATGCACCGTACCGTCCGATACCTTTATATAGTGCGCCCAGTCCGTCCCGTTGGTCGTCCTCTCGGAGTAGAACCCGAAAAAACCAACCTGGTCGCTCGCGCCGTGGCCGAGATTCCATACGTCACCGGCATCTGTCTTACCCCATATAACGGGATGATATGTATTGCCGCTGGTAGAAGATGCGCCATTTGTCATTATCGGGGCCTGCGTCTTTCCGCCTAGCCACGTCCCACCCATAGACTTCAACGTCAGATTTCCGGTCATGGTACCTCCGGACCTCAACAAGAAGCTGCTCGCCTGATACCCGTCCAGCAAATCCGCATTAAGCCCCGAGCCCGGGCCGTCATTGCCGGAGTGCCAGACGGTACTGCTGCCAAATAAGAGCGAGCCAGCGTCCGTGATATGCAGATACTTATTTGCTGGATAACTATACAAATACGCACCCTGACTAGCAAGATATCCGGAGGCAGCCTTGCTGCTGCCGCTGATTTGGTATCTGATAAAAGCCTCAGATGACGAATTGATTTTCAGCGTCCCCGTCATCGTATCCCCGCTGATATTGACATAACGCGAGTCGAGGGTCGATGCGTAGTTTCCGGTATCGAGTATGAGATAAGGGCCTCCCCACGCCGTCGAGCTGTTTTTCAGCAGGCGGTAGAAGCTGCCCAGATACCCCGACACTAGGAACACCCCGTATGTGGAAGAGCCGTAGCCGTCCAGCCGCAGGAAGTTCGTGCGGCTGCCTGCAACCAGCTTATAATCGTCGTTGGCCCAGTTGGACATTATGTTTGCAACCGCCGCGGTTGTGACAAAACCCATCGAGCCGGGCTTGTTGAGACCGCTGCCCATCTGCGTCGTGAGGGCTGATTTCAAGTCCGCCATGGTGTCGCCCGCAGCCACCCCGAGACTTCTCTCATAGATGCCCTTGACGACAAGGGAGCTCTGTGCCGCCCATGCCGGAGTGCCCCCCGTGGACTGGAGCACGTAGCCGCTTGTGCCCGCAGTTGTGGGAGCGTAAGCGGTAGGAGCGTCCGTAGTCGTGCCGAGGAAACTCCACGCCGTCCCGTTAAGGTTGAACACCTTGCGGTATGCGGTGGGATAGCCGGATGACCCTATGCGCATGTAGCGGGAGTCCAGTACGCCCGTGTAGTTGCCCGTGTCAAGGATGGTATAGTCTGCGCCGTTGCGTCTGTGAATGAGGCTCGTCGCGCCGCTGCGGAGATAATGCGTTCCGGTCATCAGTCCGGTGTATGTATTGTCTCCGTAATAAGCGAGTATCGCCTTGGAGCCGTCCGCATTCAGTATGCCGTTGTATGACGATGCAGATGGAGACTGAGGTATGCGGATGCTGCAACCGGACATTGTGATGTCTCCGCTCATCGTCCCTCCGGAAAGACGGAGGTACCTGCCGTCCGCCGTGGCCTGCGTCAGCGCCCCCACCTCCGAGGCCGTCGGCCAGCGGGTCACGTATTTGGTGGGCGCGACTTTCAGCAGGGCGTCCCACGACGAGTTAAGGTCGCTTATGGTAGCCAGTGACACTGTGGTCAGCCATGCGGGCTTCTGCGCCTTGAGTACAGCGTCCCATGAAGAATGGAGGTCGCTGATGGTCGCGAGCGACACGGAGGTGAGGAACGTCAAGTCCTTCTTGAGGGTGAGCGTGTTCCCGCTCTTGGCATAGCCCGTAACCGCGTTGCCCGCACCTGAGGTCGTGACGGAACTGACGTAGCCCGAGAGGGCATTGTCCAGCCCCGTGATTTTGGACGTAGGGATGGAGGGGATGTGCTCGATGGCTATCACCTTGTTGCTCACCGAGCCGCCCAGTTCCTGCCAGAGCCGGGCCACATCAAGGCCTCCGCTTCCGGAACTTCCGGCCTCATCTCCGTAGGCTACGAAGTCACCGGCCGAGGTGGCCGTAGCCGATATGTGCAGCCGCCCATCCACCACGGACAGGGTCACGCCGTCCACGTCCAGCGTCTTGACCTTGATGCTCTGAGGCAGCGGCAGCACGTATCCGGAGGTGCTGGAGCCGTCGATACTCACGGCAGCCCCGTTGCTGCCGTAGTAGTCCCCTATCCTCATGCTGCGGGCCATACCCCATTTGGCCGTAGTGATGTCCTGCGTCCCGAGGAACTCCGTGCCGTTGATTTTCCGTGCCGTCCTAAGTTGGTCGGCGTACTTGGCGTAGAGGTCCGCCACCGAGAGCGGCTTTCCTCCCACCGTTATCGAGAGGTTCGTGTCCGCACTGGAGGTAAGTGCGGTCAGCAGCCCGTTGGCATGCACCCCGTCGAGGGTATCGGCATTGTCCGCCGAGACCGCGCTGTTCACCTTTACGGCCTTCACCTGCGATTCGCTCCACACCCACTTGGAGTTCAACTCGCCCTGCAGCCCCGTCACGTCCGATATGGCGTGCGAGTGCGCGGATGGAGCGAACGTAGAGGGCTTGCCGCTGATGTCGGCCCATGCCCACTTGGTCGGGAAGTCCGATATCTTCGCCTTGGTGATGCTCGGGATATGCGACGCGTCTATGACCTTAGACGGGTCCTTGGCCTCGAGTTCCTGCCAGAGCCGGGCCACATCAAGGCCTCCAGAGCCAGCACCTCCCTCCTCGTCACCGAACGCGACGAAATCCCCGTCAGAGGTGACGGTAGAAGACACGTGCAGACGACCGCCGACAACGGAGACACGCACCGCGCCGTCCGCGGGGCCGATAAGGAAGCCGCTCTCGAAACGCTTCTCTCCCGTTATGGTCTGGTCGGTGGAGAGGGTGACGAAGTCGGAGGTGTTGATAACAGCGGAAGGAGTAGAAGCTGAAGTCGAAGCGGTAGTCCTTATTACCTCCTCTGTTATTTTGATCACTTGCATCCTGACCGCGTTCTGAGTGGTTCTCGCGGTTATTTCGCTCACCTTTTTATTGAGCAACTTGAATATCCTCTCTTCTTTCTCCTCTCTAAGCACTGCGGTAATAACAGGAACAGGCTTTTCACCTATCTCTATAGTAACAGAATCTATTATCCTGTAATCATAAGTTATAACCGTCTCTCCCTCCTCATTCTCGGCCTCTGAGCCCACATTAAGATTTCCGTCATACAGCGGCAGCAGCATACCCTCCTTTATCTTGACGGAATCAAGATACGCCACCTTGTTGTCTATATCCAGCTCGAACACTTCCAGTCCGTCCTTATGTTTCCACAGCCACTTGACTGCCTCGTCGTACAGCTTTTGCGAGGCCATCTGAACATACAGGTCGGGCATCTCAAGACCCGTCAGCACAAACTCGTCATCCTCCGATATCTTATAGATGCTGTTCGGGAAAAGCTGGTTCAGCGATTCGTCCTGCGAGCGGAAGCACTCGAACTTCCACGTCCCGGTAGCCTCGTCAAACTGAGTGGAGTTCTTCACGATGTTGAATGAGCGTCCGGAGCATCCTCCCGAATTCACCACCAGCTTGGCCTCCCCAGTGGAAGGGTAGGAGTTGATATCGAAGCCTATTTGCTTTATCCTGACCCAGAATTTATTCTGCAAGATAATCGGCCCGGTAGAAGCAGTCAAAGATACTGCGCTCATTGTCAAAGAAACACTGTCTACACCTCCTGCATCAATATTGTACTGAAATAATAGAACTCCTTTATAAGGAACTTTAATATAAAGAGGGCTATCCTTGCCGTTACTTCCCGCAAAATAAAAATCGCGGTAAGCGTATCTTCCGCCACCCGGATTTACTCCGGAAATAAATTCGCTATAGATTTTTACAGAATCACAGAGGGTTTTTACTCCATCTTCATCCACGGTATATACATTCAGTATAGCAGAATCAACAACAATACCAACTCCTGTGTTGAATCTGCAAAACGGCGTAGGATTGCCGGAAACCACTTTATAAGTCGCAGGAGTACTTATTTCCATCGAGGTCTCCAAATCCTCAATTATAGGGTCCAGCCCGTTTTTTGTGCCTACAACAGTCCTGTCCTCTCCCTTACTTACATTAAATCCGATGCTGTCCATATAAACTTCCCCGTCACTCTCCACGCCTTTGTCCGCGATGCTCTCAGCTTCCACAATTTTATCCATTCTCTCATCGTCGGGATAGAGCGTTGCGTAGGGCACGTTGGAAGTGTCGCCCATCTCCTCCTTGGCCGCGCGTATCATCCCTGCGGTCACGCCCTTGATGGTAGGCTCTATCTTCTCGGTGTCGTTGCTGCCGTCAAAGTATATGGACTTTTCGCGCACACCGTATCTTGACATCGAGATGTCGTTCTCGTCTATATCCGTGCTGTCGATATAAGCCGTTATGGGGTCGTTCTGATTCTTCCACTTGCTGCGCGGTATCATGAGGTTGGGCAGATAGATGCCATCGTCTATGCCGTCAAGATTGTTGTAGTACCTTGCCGGAAGATTGTCCGTGCTGCCGTAGGCCCTCAGCCTTGTTATGACTGGCTTTTCGGCACTCATGCGCTTTGTGAGCGAATACAGTCCGTTGCCCTTGCCGTAACTTTTCGCAGAAGCAGCATCCAGAGCATGGTTAAAGACGATACAGTTGTTGCCATTGCTGTCCAGCATGAATACATAGGTGATCTTCCATGTCTCATACGGAATGCTAAGGGCATCAAGGCAATTCTGATTCGACAGGCTTATTTCCTTGTAGTCATGAAGTATATCATAATTAGCATTTGAACTGTCGTCATATCCCTCAACCGTCACTTTCCATCCGGAAGAGTATATCCTGTTCAGGTTGGCCTGCAACCTGTCCGCAAAATCCTTTATATCTCCGAAGAACGAGAATACAGGCAAGGTTGAGTAATGAATGTTGTTGTCCGACAATACCGTATCAAGAAAGTCTATCGAGGACAACAGACCGAGCGGAGACTTGAACACGACATTCTCATAGACAAATGCGTTGCCGACGCTCCCGGATGATGACTGCTTCTGCACCTGCGGCAAATCTATTATTGAGTACCGTATTCCGTCATAGCTGAACACGATATAGTCGCCCACCTCGAAGCCGAGAGGCACGGGGCCGTCAATCTCCACTTCGAGCTGAGGTACACCCATAAATGAACCTGTGTATCGCACTGATTTTGCGGTACACTTCATTTCTCCATTTTTTGAATATATAATCTCAGCCATTGCAATCTTCTCCTATGTTATATTTCTTCCTCGCCCCCTGCGGGTTCCTCTTGTTCTCCGCCGCTGTTTTCTGTAAAGGACAGCACTACCGCCGTCTTTGGATTATTGATTTTGAAAGTCACGGTAAAACTCAATACCTCCTCCGTAACATCCACTCCATTCCTGCGAAGCGTATGCTTGCTGTATCTCGCATCGTCATGAAGCTCCGACAGACGGACATTCTGCCGTCCTACTCCCGAATACTCACAGTAGAACGAGAACGTGCCGGACCTGAGCCATTCAAGGAACGTATTCAGTTTATCAAATACCGTATTTGATGAATCCGTACTGCTGCATCCGAAAGTGAAGTCGCACTCAGCCGCCTCATACCTTATAGTTTCCGGTATATACTCGTCATCTCCGTCCTCATCAGGCCATGAGTGCGAATAGATGTTCTTGGGTACAAGAGGTATGACGGACGGCATATCCTCCAATACCATCCCGTATGACTGGAATACGTCAGTCACAGCCCCGTCGTCACCTATCTTTATCAGAAATCTATTCATATCACATCATCCTTGCATTGATTGCCATCGAGCTGCCGGAGGTTGTAAGACTTTTCATCAGCCTGCCCATTTGGTCGGTGTTTTCCTTTATTACGGCGGTATTGCCGTTTATCTCTTTCAGTATCGCCAGCCCGACATTAATATTCTCGTTTATCGTCCTCAGATAGTCGGACTGCTCGACAGCCCTTTCCACTATCTGCGCGACATGGGCGCGTATGGCGTTCACATAGCTGGCCAGCAGGTCGGCCTGCTCCTCGGTAATCCTGTCTATTCCCTCGGCAAGACTCTCTCCCTGCCCGTAAAGTGAAGATATATCGAGACCATTGGCGATCATATAGTCGAGCCAGTCCTGATATGCCTCCATGCCTGTACCGAGAACATCCCCAAGCCCTCCGTAAAGCTCAAAAAGAACATCAGAGATAGCCTTTGAGGGATTGTCGCTTTCAAAGGCATCTCTCAAATCATCCTCGAACTGCTCCAGGTATGCCCCTACAACGAACTCCTGTATCATCTGACGGCCTATATTGTCAATCGCCGCCACTGCCGAGTCGTTGAAAGCATCCCATGCATCAGCACCGTTCAGCACCGCATCAAATATTGCATTGCTGATATCAGAAGTAATAGAGTCCATAAGAGAGGACAAATACTCATCCACAACTCCCATCAACTCATCGTACTGCTCCTTTGTATCAATCACATACTGCAACTGATTCCTTTGTTCATCGGTAATCTGGGTATTAGTCTCCAGAAACGCCTTGGCATTCTCCACATTCAGACTTCCGTCCTCATTGAAAATCTCAGGAGCAAGGTCAACAAGGGATGAGTATTTGTCGGTCGCACCGAAAAACTCTGCGAATCCGTTATAGTCCTTTGTCTTTATCGCCATGCCCTGTAAGTCGGTAAGGCCCCTTTCGTATGCGTCAAGAAGAGTCCAATACTCTTTCATTTGTCCGATTCCAAAACTTACATTATTGTAATCATTGAAATCCGGCTTACTCATCCTTCGGTTAGCCACCCTGTTATATTCTTCAAGAGTCTGTTTGGCCTTTGCGTATGCGTCGATGGCTTTCTGCAACTCATTCGTACCGAATATCCCATCATAATCCTCATCGCTAATGCTCAACTCGTTCAGTGCAAGAGTGCGTCTGAATTCACGCATACTCTCATTAAGCTCATCAACATATTCCCTTGTATGGGCTATGGAATCTACTATGGATGTAAGCAGTGAACTTATCATGCCTATGGCGAATCCAGCCCAGTTTCCTGATTTTACGGCAGACGTTACGTCGGATGCTATATTACCTATCGCACTTAAAGCATTGCCGAATGATTCGAGATTAGCATTCTCCATATCTGCCCCGAGAGAGGAAATCTCGCTTCCGAGAGAAGACACGGCATTGGCGCTTTCTATTATATTGTCATATATCTTTTTTGAACTTTCATTTTCTGTATTTTCTATAATAATACCCAGTTGTGCAAGAGCCTCTTTAAGCATCTCTATTTTGGAAAGCAAGGTGGAATCTATATCCTCACCCAACACCTCCGCGATGCTCTGCTCCCTCTGAGCACCTACAAGCTCATTCTGCATCTCTCCGTAAATTTCCCAGAGCACATCAAGCTGTCCCTGAATCTGCTTTATGGTCTTGTCCGCATAGTCCGACAAGTCCAGCCTGTTGGCCTTAATCTGCTCATCAACATATTTGGATGCAAGGTCGCGTATCTTCTCCCCGGCATTGGCCTGAATATTCTCCAGTTTCGCGTTATAGAGCCTGTCCACGGCCTCCATGGCCGAATTATACTCATCAACATTCTCATTGATGTCAAACCGCTTCTGAATATCCTTGCGGTTCTCGTCCCGCTCACGGCGCAGGTCATTCTCCTGCTTGCGCAGGTCTGATACTATCTTGGAGAAGTCATGCTCCACTCCGCTGCCGCTCACGGCCATGATTCCCGCCAGTTCCTCATACACGCCTCTCAGCCGCTCGGAAATCTTCTCAGCCTCCTGAAGCTCTTTCAGCCTCTTGCGCATGCTCTCCTCCAGTGCGTCCTCATCCACCTCGTCCGCATAGGCCGACATCTCGGGAGTGCCCTGCCTGAGCATGTCTGTGTAGACCTTGATGGCATTATCGAAATCATAGCCTTTAAGATAGTCAAGAGCGGTCTTATCCATTCCGTGCCTGCCGAGTTCACCGAGCATACTGCCGAAAAGAGACACCATATTGGCATCCTGCACTCCAAGTTCCTTGAACTCAGCATACAAGTCCTTTAAATCCTGTATGCGCTTTATCCAGTCGCGTATCATGTCCAGACGCTCCTTGGCCTCCTTGTCGGCGGCTTTTTGACGCTCCTTGATAGTTCCGTAGTTCTCAAAGCCCTCTCCGAATCCGAGCAAGACGGAAAGCTTGTTGAGCATATCCCGCTGGTTCTCCAATGCCTTGACAGCGGAATCACTCAGGTTGCCCGTGCCGACCTTGCTCAGTTTCTCAACAGCGTCATCATAGTCCTGCTTCCACCTGTCGAAGTGCTCGAACGGCCCCTCATAATCCGGCCTGAAATAGAGCTGCGCGAACACGTTCTTTATCTCGGATGCTTTCTGAATCCAGCCGGAAGTATCGGTGTTCAGCATTCTGTCCAGTTCATTTGCATAGCTGTTCTGTTTTGATGTATCCCCAAGCTCGGCATATAGGTCAATAAGCGACCTCAGCCTTGCAATCTGGGCCTCACGCATTGCCGCCTCTCTTTCGGAATAGGACATATTGGCGGCATTGATATCAGCGAGAGCATCTTGATATATCTTCTCCACCTCTCCGGCTCTTCGCCTCTCGTCGGCAGTCTCATATATGTCGAAAGTACTGTCTGACAGCATGGATGCAAATTCCAAGTCCTCATATTTATCAGAAGTATTGCTCAGCCATTTCCTCGCAAATGTCTTCATGCTGTCTGACAGCTCGTACTCGGCGTCAGTATAGGATTTCACAGTCTCCTCAAACGAATCAAAAAAGTCCCTTTCGTTTCTCGACCGCTCTGTCGTGCCTCCTCCTATTGACATGGGAGAATAACTGAGTTTCCCACCTCTTATGGCCTCCTCAGACTGCATTGTCCACATCCTGATTATATCCCCTGCCTCAGCATTGGTGATTCCGAGTTCCCTCATGAGTCTGTCTCGCAAATTACCTGCGCTCTCAGCTATATCCGAGTCATACTCCTCGCTTATCTTGTTCATCTGCGCCTCATACGCCTGCGCCTGAGCCTTGGCGTATATAGCCTGAGTGATGCTCTCGTACTTGCTTGTCACCACATCGAGAGCATCAGCCTCGCTGAGAAGATGAGGCAGATACTCTCCGTACTTGGCATTAAGAGCCGATACCGCATCGGAGTAGTTCTTAGAGCCTTTCTCGGCCTCTGTCAACTGCTTGATGAGTTTGTTGAAGCCGTACACAGACTCCTCCGCCTTATTGAAATCGATCGCAGCGGTCTCCTCCAGACTATCTTTAAGCTCATTTGAGCGTCTTATGACACGCCATATCACGGTCGCAAGAGCCGCAAGTCCTGCAAGAGCCGTAGCCCACGGGTTCTTGCCGAGAAACGCACCCAACTGTTTCATACTCTTGGACAGCCGGGCGAAACTGGCTGCGGCAGTGCCGTTTCTTGCCGCCAAGAGAAGGGCTGCGGCATTATACATTCCGAAAGCGGCCACAGCGGCCATAGCCGCATCAACGACAAGGTGGAAGTTCTCGATAAGCGACCTTATAGCCCCGACTGCACCTTTCAGGAATCCCTCGCTGCTGCTGCCAAGCTCGTACATCGCAATCTGCCATGCGTCTATAAGGTTGGTCACCTGACCTCTCAGGGTCTCCGCCTGAACCTCCTGCATCCGGTAGAACTTGCCTCCCTCCGAAGTCATGTTCTTAAATGCCTGCTCAACCATCTCGAAAGGAACCTGCCTTGTGGATATCCTCTCGAACACCTCTCCGATGGTCACGGCCTGACCCTCCATCTGTGTGAACATCTTGGCTAAATCCTCCAGTATGGGGACTCCGGCCTCGGTCAACTGCCGCACCTCGGAACCGCGCAGCACCGCAGCGCTGCGTATCTGCGAATAGGCCAGTACAATACGGCCCATATCCACACCTAATCCGGCAGAGATGTCCGAGAGCATCTTGGTGGTCTCGAACAGCTCCCCGACAGGAACTGAGAATGCCGCCAGCTGCTTCGAGAATCCCATCAAGTCCATGAACTGGAAAGGAGACTGCACGGCAAGGGCCTTGGTCTGCGAGAATATCTTGTCAGCCGCATTGATGTCGTTGAGCATGGCTCTCAGCGACACTCTCTGCAACTCGAACTCTCCCGTAATCCTGACAAGGCTCTGGATGAACTGGGATGCCGTCCAGATGCTGACATAGGAGCCTGCGGCGGTTTTCAACTGTGTCAGCAGACGGCCCTGCTTTCCGAGCTCGGTGTTTGCCGCTGCGGCAAGCCGCTCCTGCCTGCGCCAGTAGTCCGCGTTGTCTACGGCTTTTGAAGCAGTAAGGTTATTGACGGCAGTCATGAACACATCACGGCGGTTAGCCCTGCTCTGTGCGGCTGCAACCGCATTCAACGCGACTGCTTTCTGCTTCAGCCACTGCGTTGTCTCCGCAAGTCCGTTTCTCTCACTTGTTAAAGATGCTATATACTCCTTAAAGTCGAGCTTGCCCTGCGCTTTTTCAATTCTGTTGAGTTCCTTGATGTATTGCTGATTGGCTTTGGAAAGGGAATCGAGATGTTTCTTGGCGTATTTCTCCAATGCAGACAGCTCCTCCTTGGGCTTGTCAAGCTCCTTCATGAACTTGTCGAAGCCCTCCACATCCCCGACCTTGATGCCGAGGGTGAAGAACAGATTGCCCAGATTTCCATTACCGCCTGCCATAGTATATTGTTATTATTCCTTACCTGTCTTTATTCCCAAATCCGAAAGTTTTACCGTCTTGTAGTTCTGTCCCTTTTTCTTTTTCTCGTTGTATTTTCTTATGGCCTCCTGAGCATCGCTTATGCTCGGTCCGTCCTTTTCCGAACTGAGAGACGGATAGATTGTAGTATCCGTACACATCAGCTCTATATATGCGTTGGAATAGCCCCACAGCCATCCCCACTGCCTCACCTCTATGAGTCCGAAGAAGAAGTACCTTGACTGGAAGAGGAAGGGGTATTTCTCTGCGACGAGTCCTGCTGTGCCGACCGATGTTCGCGGAGGAAGTCTTCTATCTCCCTTCTTGTCATCGTCATCAGAGTATCTTTTAATCCTATCTGCGATATCATAGTCTCGTAGTATGGTTTGAGCTGTACTTTTTTTTTGCAGAACTCTATGAACCTGCCCAGTTCCTCGTCAGAGTACCTGTCCCACATCCACCGCCATACGGCCCAATGGAAAAGCCTTATCCTCCAGTATGAGTTGAGCCAGTACGCAGCAGCAAGGCGGCTTGTGACAGTATCCTCATACACACCCGCAGACGCGCTGTTGAGTATGGCCGTCACCTTGCGCAACGTACCCTTGCGTATCCATCTTATCTTGGAGAAACGCCTTGACAAAGGGCTGTCCACCTTGATATAGGCATCCTCCAGCAGTGATTCCAATTCGGCCTGATTCTTGACTTTTCTCGGCATATAGTCTTTTTATAAAAGGGAGAGGAGAGAACCCCTCTCCCGATATCATTGATACTGTCTTAGTCCCCTGAGGGCGTATAGGTTCCGAAGAGCACGTCTCCATCGGTGTCACCGTCCACGGGAGTGGTGAAGCTGCCCACAAGGCGGATTCCGTTGGGATTGGTTCCGTCAAGCAGTACGGGCTGCGCGAATCCGCGGAAGTTCTTCACCATGAAGGAGTAGTTGTTATCCTCCGCAATGACCCACAGCATACCCTCCACCATTTTCGGGGTGAGGTCTATGCCGGAGAAAGCCCACGATCCGGCCTTTCCCGACGGATGAGTTGTCGCGGTCTCGGTGATTCCGTTGGCGACAGTGGTCTTCTTGAAGCCGAGTTCCAGCAGCGCGTCATCCACGGCTGCAAGTGTCAGTTCAATAGTACTGTCCCCAGGCTCACCGAGGACGGAAGTCCACGGAATCTGCGTACCGTAGACATAACTATGCTCCAGCGACGGCTCTGCGGGCTGGAATGTCACGGAGTCTCTCAAAATGGGCACCTCGAGAAACTCTATGTTTCCCGAACCGGCAAGGGCCTGCCTCTTCGAGCACCATCTGAACTGGCTTACTCCGGCGAACTTCTTTGTCCAGTCCTTGAGCGTCTTGCTCAGTGTAAGTGTTGAATCTGCCATGATATTTTCCTTTTATTTGATTAATATTTCCAGTGTTATGTGCCATACGTGGAATCCCAGAGAATCCGAGCCTCCGTCATGAACGGTGGGATTGCTCACGGTATATGAGCTGTCAGAAAGAGGGAGCAAGGCGTAAAGACTTTCCTGCATCCTGCTGAGAGCGGGCAGATTCTCCCATTTTCCGGCAATGTCCCTCGCGTAGAGAGATACCCGGCATGTGGTATTGCCGCAGCCCAGCTTGTCATAAAGGGCCGAGGGAAGCGCCACCACCACGAAGTCCTCCATCTGTTCCTCCGATGCCGGAGGCCTGTTGCCCTGGAAGACATTCGCGCTGACTGTCTCCAGTCCGCCGCTTATGAACGCATAGAGTTTCTTTATGTCATAGTTTCCCGCCTTCATCTGCTCTTACCGTCAATGATTCTCTGTAATTCACCCCTGGCATTGTTTCTTACCTGATTGTATGTGTCGGTGAGAACGTCAAGGTCATGCTCTTTCTCCAGATATCCGGAATACTCCGTTCCGGTGGTGACAACCATCCCTGCGCCTCCACGGGGCTTAGTGTCCGACAGCTGCTGCCGCGACAGGTCCATGCCGTGAGGACGGACTGCGATATCTACCGCTCCGACAACCTCCCTCGGCCAACCCTCGACAGGATTATTGAGACGGACGGTCTCGCCTTTCTCAATCTTGTCATGAACAACGGGAGCTGTCCCGTCAGATACAGTATCTATAAGCTCCCCGTTGTCATATACTCCGGCCGCATAGGATGACACCGTGTTTCCCGTGAACTGAACGAACTCCCTGTTCTCGTCAGCCGCCTCGACCACTTTCGGGGCGTACTGCCTTACAGCGGAGACGAAAGACTCCCTCACCGCCTTTTGCAGTATCTTCCTTATCTGCGCCTTTGCGCCCGACTTGCCCAGGTCTATTCCTTTCATGTCATCAGTTGCTTGTGTCGTTCCACCAGATGTTGGTTCCGAAATTCGTATCGTAGGAGTCCTTGACGTAGCCCCTCCGCACGGCATTGCCCTCGTAGACAGTAATCAAATCCTTTTTATGAATGGAGAAGTCCGCCCGTGGCATGGCTATGATGTAATCGCTTACAATCACGCCCTTGCTGTCCTTGACCACCTGATTGCGGTAGTTGCGGCACTTGCCGTCATAGACCACTGTCTTGACCGGCTCCTCGAATGATGAACCGCCCTCGCTGCGCTCTATAACCACCCTGTGCGGGAATCTCGGATTCAGCGTCATAAGTACTTGATTTTAAAGTCTGCTGCTGTGCTCTCCTGCGGAGGCTCCTCGCCGTACCTGCTGTATATGCTGTAAGCCAACTCCCTGAAATTGCGCTTGTCATAGGCCGACGTCTCCCATCCTCCGTCCGAATGCTTCCATCCTCCGTCGGCATCGGAGACAGTGCCTTTCTTCGAGGGGGTCGCCGCGCACCACAGATACAGGTCTGCGGTGCACAGCTCCTTTGTCCTCTTGTCAAGCTCGGCGGTGTCCGTGCCCTCCCTCAGCCCTCTGTCGTCAAGAATGACGGAGATGGCCGAATCAGGCACGTCCATGCCCACTTTACCTTTCAGGTAGTCCTCTATCAGCATACGCGGTACGGATTAGGATGCGGCCTCGTTCACTGACAGATACAGTGTCCTCTGAATAGCATACGGCACGGGTACGCAGATGGACTCGGCTGAGAACTTCTCACCCTTCTTGTCCAGATCCTGCATGATGGCGATAGCACCGCCCTCCGTGTAGTATATGGGGGTCATGGCAGTGGAGAAGATATTGGTGATTCTCTTCCACTGAAGTTCCCCGAACTTGCCTGCCGGACGCAGCACGACGGTATTCTCGTCGAAAGCCGATACCGGCACGTCCTCGATGGCCATGTTGTCCTTGTCAAGGGCCTGCACGAAGCCGTAGTACTCCACAATCTCCACATGAGGGAGCTTCCTGGCGTCAAGATAGGCGTTGAGGTCATCCTGTCCTACGGTGTAGTACTTGACATTGGCCTCGTCCATCATGTAGCCGTTCTTGTACATGGCAATCCTCGTCTTGGTGTCCTTGTGGTTAACAAACACCTCATAGGCAGACCTCGACATCCTGAACACGTTCTGTGACGGGGTGGCCGACAGGATTCTCTTGTTCCATGCGTAGTAGTACATGTCCTCCAGATCCCCGAGGGGAGACGCGCCCTCGTCACTCCAGGCCTTCTTCACGCCCAGATTGTGGCTTCCGAAGCCGAAGCCTCCGCACTTCTTGCGGTTCTCGGCCAAAGGATGCATGTCAATCTTGAGATTGGTGATGCCTCCGTTGTTGTTGAGCTTGGACGAGGTGTAGTATCCAAGGGACTCTATCTGGAATCCTGTGAATGTCCTCTGCGAGTGCACGGCCTTGATGATGGTATCGAAGTCAACCATCAGTGAATTGTACACCCTGTCGGAGAGAGGGCCTACCTCGCGCTCGAATTTGAGCGCATCCTCGTATGACTTCGTGGAAAAGAAGTGACCCTGGCCCATTCTCGGGATGTCTCCTATCATCTTCTCGAAGCCCTTGTTGGCTACAACGGGAGTCTCCGCGTCATCGGCGAGATAGGTGGCCATAATCGGAACTACGGCATTGCCTATCTTCTGCTCGAAAGTGCCTGCGGGGTTCTCATTGGAGGCAAGGCTGTACACCTCCTTCCATTTCTCCTCGTCATACCAGTAATTAGGAGCCTCCCTTATCCATGCCTCAAGGCTGGAGTAGCCCTTCATGGCTACGGCCCCTGTCGCGAGCCTGTAAAACTCGCTGCTGTATAATCCCTGCGGTAATGGCATACTCTTTCCTCCTATTCCTTAGTCTCGTTAAACATTTCCCATACGAGCAGAATGCCGTCATTGAGGGCGGCAAGAACGATGTCCGGTATGGGGTTGATAGTGTTCCTGAATGCGTGGACGATGCCGTAGGGCACGTCTACGAGAGTGTAGTTGTTACCTCCGACAGTATCCTCAGTAGAGAGAACATTGGGAGTGCAGTACATCTTGGCGGACGCTCCGGCGGACGCTGCCTCGCACAGGTAATCACCTTCGGAGATACTGTCCACATCAGCTGTCGTCACCACGATGCTGTAACCTCCGTCCGTCTCCGTCACGGCACCTGCGGCAACCGCCTTGCCTGTGCCCGAGAGTGAGGCCGGAAGCTTCATGACAACGGTAGCCGCGTCAATCCTCGGAGTTATGGCGGTCTTCTCCAGCACTATGGTGGACTTCCCTGAATCGGGAGTATCGGCAGTGATGGACTTCACCTTCCATATCTTCAGGAACTTCGCGGTGTTGTCGGCAAGCGAGTACTCAAAGGGTGTCCCGGCGTGAACCACCTCGCCTTGCGCGAGTGTATTGAGCACCATGGCACCGTTGATACGGTACTTGCACGCGCTTACGAGAAACGGCAGAGAGCCGCCCACCTTCATTGAGTAGCTTGAAGAAGAGTTGTGTAACTTCTGCATTTTTCTTCCTGATTAGTATGAGGGACCGCTTTCCCTGATTCGCTTCATGTCCGCCCTTGACTGCTCGGCCCTGTCCTTCTCCGACACTGACGCGACCGATACCGAAGACAACGCCTCCACTGCCGACAGCGGAGAGGGAGTGACCCTCTTGCTGACCCTTGTGTCGTACTCCCCTTTCAGGGATTTTACGTTGTCCTCGACGCTCTTCGAGAGGTCTACGCCGTACTTGAGCACGACAAGCTCCCTCATGTCGTCGTCAGAGCATCCTGACTGCTTCATGAAATCGCTCACCTTGGAGATGAACTCTTTCCTGCGCGTCTCTTCCTCGGACTTTCTCCGTGTGTCCTCATAGTCCTTCTTGAACTTGTCGAGGTCTTCCAGTTTCTTCCTGAACTCCTCCAGGACACGTCTCTCGTCATCGGACATTCTTGAATCCTCCGGCCTGGCCGATCCTTTGCCGCCGGTCTTACGCGCAAGCTGTTCTTCAACCTGCGTCTTCACGTCATGGCTGTACTGACCCTCGATGTCCCTCAAATCACCGACAGCGTCCTCTATGATTTCATCCGTGATGTCACTCTCGGAGGACAGCTTTTTGGCGATTCTCGCGGCCTTGGCCCGCACAGTTCTGTCGGAAAGCTGGGTCTTTCCCAACTTGGCGACGATAAGTCCAAAGATTTTTTCTTCTAACTCCATATCTGATAATCAATTGATTGCAAAACAAAATAGCCCGGCAATCCTATACGGACTGTCGGGCTATCCCCTTACTATTTTAAAACTATGTGCTTCCCAGTCTTATCCCGTGTATCTTCCTGCAATGGCGGCAGTAGATGCTTATCCGCACCTTGCCGTCTCCTCCGAGCATCCTGAACAGAGGGGAACCGCATACGGGACACCTTACCATATCCCCTTTCAGACTTCCTCTCTCTCCGGACGCATCCTCACACATATAGAAGAACACGTCTTTCATCAACGGCAAATATATAAATTAAATTCCTATTAAACAACAACTTTAAATAAAAATATTTATCTTTGTGATACACAATAAGTTGTTTGAAGAATTGATTAAAATTTAATAAAAATTATAGCAGTTTTTACAACTCTGTGTGACAGACGTTTGCGCAGCAATGGTAAATCTTTGTGAAGAAAAATATGACCCTGTTTTCGCATCATTCGGAATTGATGCGCTCTCCCACGGCTATGCGGAATCCATAAGAAGCCGCAATCTGGAGACGAATCCCTCGTTGATGAGGAACTGGATACCGCAGGCCGGATTCCAGGAAAGCGTGCTGTGCAACGACGCGGACATACTCATCATCGGAGGACGCAGGGGCGGAGGCAAGATGCAGCCGCTACATTCCAAGGTGCTCACGCCTGACGGCTTCGTGCCCATGCGTGACATACATATTGGTTCCATAGTCACCAATCCTACTGACGGAGGAGCGCAGAGAGTCGTGAGCGTCTCCGACCATAAGGACAAGGATATATATAAAGTGCTGTTCTCCGATGGCAGTGAGGTGGAGTGCGGAATGGAGCATCTGTGGAAAGTGTATATGCAGGAGCCGGATGGAGAGATGTCAGAGCGGGTGCTGACTCTTGCGGAGATAACAGGCATCATGGAACGGGGGCTTACGGACATATACGTACCGATGACGCACGCCGTGGAGTTCTCCGCAAAGGACAGAATACGCTCGCCGTACCTGATAGGGCGCAGGGCCGCGACTGCGGATACGGACATGCTCTCCGGTCTTGTCATGTCGTCCGTAAAGGACAGGACGGAAATCATAAGGGGCGTGGCGGACGTATGCGGACAGCGCGACAGGGCCTCCGACCTGCATCTGTATCTCAGGAGCGAAGCCTGCACGGACTCCCTGGTTTTCATCTACCGCTCCCTCGGCTACTTCGTCAGGACAGGCAGGCGCAACGGGATGGCGCATATCGCCATAAGGACATCAGACACATGGAGACTGTTCAAGAACATGAGACACATGTCCAGAGGTCTGCGCATGGAGAACAGGAACATGAAGCGCATTGTCGGCGTGGATTACTCAGGACGCATGGACGCAAGATGCATACAGGTTGACGGAATAACGCCGCTGTACATAACCGACGGCTTCACCGTAACGCACAACAGCACGGTCATGCTGCTTGCACCGGCGAGAAACATAGACAACCCCAATTTCAGCTGCATCATCTTCCGCAAGCAGGAGGACGAGATCAAGTCGGGACTGCTGAAGGAATCAAAGAAGATATACACCAATGTCGGCAGACTCAGGGAAGTGGAGATGGAATGGGTGTTCCCGAGCGGAGCCACCATACGCTTCGAGCACCTTCAGGATGAGTCAAAGGTGGCTGACAGATTCAGGGGCATCAACATCCCCATGATACTCATCGACGAGATACAGCTGCTCAGATACCAGACCGTGTTCGACCTGCTCGCCTCCAACCGTAACGCCAGCGGCATACGGTGCCAGTTCATAGGCTCGTGCAACCCCGTGGAGGCCGACCACTGGCTGATGAAAATGGTGGACTGGTATATAGACAATGAGGGTGATGTGATTCCGGAGAGGAACGGGAGGAAGCGATATTTCTACAAATACGGAGAGGACATCAATGACATCCACTGGGGAGACAGCAAGGAGGAGGTGTATGCCAAGGCCAAGGACGACATAGCCCGCGTGCTTGACGAGAAGACGATACAGGCCGGACTGGGATGGGAGAACATGATAAACTCCATCTGCTTCATCGAGGGGCTGTATGCCGAGAACAAGATATTCATAAAGAACGACCCCAACTACGTCGGCAACCTCATACAGCAGGGAGGTGAGAAGGCAATCAGGGACTTCACAGGCAAATGGGGACGCAACGGAAGCGTAGGCAACTGCGAGATTTCAGCCGAGGACTTCATGAAGCTGCGCACCAATCCGCAGATACGCACAGGCGTACACTATGCCGTGGCCGATGTGGCACTGTCCAAGAACGAGTTCATAATCGGGGCCTTTGACGGATACGTGCTGTACGATGTGGAATGTATGGTGGGGGTAGGCTCCGAGACGGCGGCGGCGAGGGTGCGCGAGTTCCTGAGAAAGCATCATGTACAGGAGCGCAACTTCGCCTTTGACAGCGACGGCATAGGCCAGTACCTGAAAGAGCCTTTCCACTCCGACATCGGAGGGGCGTTCGCGTTCAACAACAACTCCGCCTCCAGCGACAGGCAGGTGTGGTACAACCTTAAATCAGAATGCATCGACAAGATGATACTGAATATCAGGGAGGAGCGTCTGAGCGTCACTGATGAGGTGTGGAACAGGAAAATGCCTGACGGCAGCACTTTCGGAGAGCATCTGAGACGGCAGCGCAAGGTGCTTGTCAAGAAGACCAACACCACCAAGAACCAGTATATACCCAAGATTGAGATGAAGAGGATGCTCGGAGGAGGCAAGTCCCCCGACGAGATGGACATGCTGACGATGTTTCAGGTGTTCCAGATATTCAAGCCGAAAGGCAACTATCACGGACTAAGTTATTTGAAGTTATGAGCAGAATAGACAGAAACCTACTTGTTGTCGAGCCGTACAGGAGGATAAGGCCGACAGGAGAGCTGCCGTTCCCCGTGGACTACGGCATGGGCAGCATTGTAACCGAGGTCGAGGGAGGCTACAGCCCCACATACGACCTTGTACCCCGCTCGGAGTTCCTGCGCGAGCTGTATCCGTCAGGACACAAGATAAACTCACCGCTGTATTATCCTGACGAGTACAAGCAGGTGGAGATAAAGTATCAGGCGGAAGACGGCACCACCAAGACAAGGCAGCAGTGGGTCAAGCAGAAGGTGGACAGGGTGGCCGTGCCGTTCCAGTACATCATCAAGACGCAGCACAACATCCATCTGTGCGGCAACAACATCATGTTCCGTGACTCCAACCACAATCCGTCGGACGAGGACAAGGATATCCTCGTGGAGTTCAAGCAGCTGTGGCTGGACAGGAACATGGAGTCGCATTTCTATGCGTGCGTGGACAGCGAGCACAGCACGGGAGACTGCCTCATAGTGTTCTATTTCGATGCCAGGAAGAGGATCAGGGCACGCACCTACTCCTACCTTGACGGATATACGATATGCCGTCCCGTATATGATCCTCTGACTGGCGAGCCGCTGGCGCAGGCCATGAAGTACTTCAGTTACGACGAGAAGGACAAGGCGGTGTGCGAGTATGTTGATGTGTGGGACACGAGGAAGTTCATGCGTCTCAAACGCAGCTACAAGGGCATAGGCGCACTGTACGGGAGCGTCATGGAATCCCTCGGGCTTCAGGGATATACGGTGGACATAAAGCCCACCGAGCACGGATTCCCGTTCCTGCCGCTGGCCTACAAGCGCAACCGCATAGGTCCGGCATGGTCGAACTCCCAGCACCTGTGCGACACCTACGACCTCGGACTGTCACAGGCGTGCCGCAACAACCGCACCCTCAGCACCGCCATCGTGTTCCTCGCGGGAGGCGACGCTGATGTAAAGGGCATGGCCGACGGCAGACCCTACGCCATCGTGTCCAATGACAGCAGCGCGAAAGCCGAGATACTCACCTACAACGATACCAGCACCGCCTTTGACAGCACGCTCAAGACCATCAAGGACAACATCTTCCTCGGTTCGTTCACAGTCATGCCTCCGGAGGTGCGCAGCGGAGACCTGCCCGGCATAGCGATAAAGCTCATCTACTCCCCGTCCCTCGACAAGGCCATGGACGAGGCCAAGGCATGGGACTCTTTCGTTGACCGCATGACCATGTGCTTCAAGTACGGGATGGGTGTGGAGACGGGCAGGGTATCGGATATGGACAGGATGAGAATAAACGGCACGATTGTGCCTTATGTCCATGAGAACACCACAGAGCTTATATCCAACATCTGCCAGGCCAAGCTGGCCGGGATAATGTCAGTGGAAACAGCCTCCAACCGCAATCCGTACAGCGCGAACGACGAGTTCAACATGATAAGGAAAGAGCAGCGGGATGAGAGGGAGCTGGAGGAGCAGGAGACGTCAGGCATGATAAGGATTACAGAAAACAACAATAACAATCAATAATATGGAAAGAGATTTGAAGAAATGCCTTGAATATCTTGGCGTAAAAGGAAAGGGCCGCAGGGTGAAGGGCCTTACGGACGACGGAGATGTGATAATGGACATCCGCAGGCGCAGCGGAGCGCATGGCTGGGCTGTCGGACGGTGGAACGATGACGAGGGCAGGTACTCGGTGTGTATGGACCCGGACATAAGTGCCGGTCCCGTACAGGAGGTTGTCTATTACTACAAGCCCAATGACGGAAAGAGAAACTGAGGAGCGCAGGGAGGAGGCAAGGCGGTACATATCCGCACTGGCTTCCCGCATATCAGTCTCCAAGCGCAGTGTAGAGCGGCTGGTGGACGACATAATGGACAGGATAGCCGCCGCCCTGCTGCGCGGGGAGACAGACCTGTCGGCTTATTTTGATGAGTTCGCAAGGCGGCTCAGGGAGCTGGAGGACAGCATACTGGAGGAGGCGGTGGCCCTTGCCGTAGCCCGGACAGGAACAAGAGAGGCCGTCTCCGCACTGCTCGCGGAAGCAGCCTCCGGGCTGGACATAGACGGCCCGATAGACAGATACACGCGCATACTGAGGGATGAGACGGACTTCTTCATACGCTCGGGATATCCGGCTCAGGAACTCGGGATGTTCATAAGGAATCCACTCGGATATGAGGGAACGCACGGAAAAAATATCTCAGGACTGAAATCCTCCGTCCCTGACGTGGGACGCGGAGTATCATGGAAGACGGGACGCAACACATACGGACTCTTCCTCTATACCGGCATGTCCGCGCATAACGGCTCCCTTGCCCGTATATGGGGCAGTGAGGGCAAAAGGGGCTATGTAGGGTTCAGGAACTCATCCTACCCGTGTCCGTTGTGCGACTCGCTGTGCGGCACGGTGCGGCCATTGTCTCAGATGGTGTTCCCGGCGCACACGCACTGCGTGTGCGGCATATACGAGGTATCACTTGACGACCTTGTTTAGTACTGAGCCGCGTATCCTTACCGCCGGACATGTGCCGCCGGGCACGGCCACTTCCAAATCCCTGTCGGAGAAAGACGGCCTCTCCGCATCCCTCCATGCCCGCGCGAACTCCCTGAGCTGCGTGCGGGTGTAGGAGTCGGCATACCTCCACATCCGCAGAGTATCCGTGATGCTGTCCCTGACCCACGTGAGGCGATGCACTGCGGCGCAGTCAAGTATCTCCACGCTGTCATCCTGGTCGTATATAACCCTGCGGGAGCGGTCAGTCCTGACCGAGTACACGGTCCTGCGGGTATATCGCAGTCCGCATCTCTGCATGACGGGGACATACTCCACAGGTGTGAGCATACGCACGTCCGGCCATTTCCAGTACTCATGGCAGCGGCAGTAGGCCGCGTCGAGTCCCTGCGACAGAACCTCCTCCCTTACCCTACCGAACTCCCCGGAGAGCAGTATCTCGTCCCCGTCGAGCAGTGTCACATAGTCATATCCGTCCTCGTCGGCCCGCTCCAGAACAAGGTTGCGGCACATCACCTCGGCCCTGCCCGGAGACGACGAGGGCCAGCGCACGCTGGGCCGGAACAGGGCTGCTCCGGGTGTAGAGGAAACGATGCGGCTCACCTCCCTCTCCACAGGCAGCGGTACAATCTGCCCCGTCCACGACATATACGGCAGGCACACTATGATGCCGTCGCACAGACCCCGCACCTGCTCCAGCATGACCGGCAGGAAGCGGGCCGTATCAAGGCATATCACCGCAAGAGCCGTCCTCGCCTCACTGTCCATGGACCTGTCTCATCTCGTCAAGAGCCTTTGCGTCCTCCGCCTCCGTATGCCTCACCGCATGGCGCGAGGCCCATGCGTCAAGGGCGCGGGTCACATCGGTCATGAGCACCGCATCCGGAGCGATGGAGCACACCGCATACATGTTGGCGAGCATGGCCGAGACGAAGCTCTCCAGAGGCGGATTGACCTGCTCCGTACCCGCAAGCGATATCAGCTCGTCGAGCAGGGCGTACATAGCCGCGCCCGAGCGCACCGTCATGTCCCAGTTCAACGACACGGTCGACACCCTTATCTCCGGTATGCCGTGCGCAGTCTTTCCCGAGGGAATTCTTCTAATCACGAAGTTCCCCATCTGAATCCTGTTCTTTCCCATTTTCATCAGTATTTTCCTTGATTCTGTTCTTCTGGATCTCTATGAGCCTTTCCCTATAAAGGGGGCAGTTGTCCACGCATACCGCCGGGATGTATATCATCACGTTCCTGCTGTCGGACACGTTGCCGGTATCCTGCTTCATGTACGAGAGAAGCGTGGAGGTGTATTTGAGCCACATCTCGTCATCTCCGTCCTCCTCGGCCTTGCGCTGCTTGGCCTCCAGCTCGCGGCGCAGCACGGCGAAGTCCTTCATGGGGGCGTCCGGGTCCACTGTCACGGACGCGGTGGCCGCTGCCGCCTCCCTGCGCTCGGTGTCCTTCATCTCTACGTACGACTCCACGTCCTTGCGCTGCCAGAACAGCCTCGTCCTGGAGGCCCATGTAGCGGCCGTCCACACGGGAGTCTCCTCCAGAGCCAGCTCGAAAGCCTGCCTGCGCGAGCCTTTCTCATCCCTGTTGGCGAGATATGCGTCAAGGGCGTACCGCTCCCTGCGCGAGAGTGTCGAGCACAGTGCCGACAGTTCCTTTATCCTCTGCGATGCGTTCATATCACCATTGTCTTATCCTGCCATACACCAGATACTGCACAGCCCCGCTGCCGTCGGAAGCACGCTTGCGCCTGAATCCGGCTGCGGTAAGCCCGCGTCCTATCGACGTGTTCGATGCCCTGTCGGTCTTCACGCCCTTGTAGTCCGCCCATCTGCGGAACTGCTCCGCCACCGTCTGCACTGACAGCAGCAGCGGCTTCCCGTCATCATCCACGGGGTCGGGCCGGTAGCGGCTGTCGCTGACGAACATCGAGAACACGTCATTGCCGGCGGAGCGGCCGCGCTCCATGTCCGACACTACCTTCTCCATGGCCTCGGAGCGGGTGAACACCCAGTTGTTCTCCCTGAGTCTGAGCATTCCGCGCATTATCCAGTTGAGTATGCCGGGATACTCTGGGCGCAGCCTGTCCGAAAGGCTTACGTCCATCTCGGCGGCGGGTATGCTCACGGTGAAGGGGTATATGGCCATCCTGCGGGCTATGGCCTTGAAGGAGTTGCTTATCCTCGGCAGCTCGTTGACGTTGCCGAAGAGCATGGGAAGGTCGTAGACCGTCTCGGGGGACGAGTAGACCGCGCGTCCCATCTGCGGCTCCATGGATATCAGAGCCTTGACATTGGGGTTGTTTATGGCCCTCGACGTTATCTCAGTGCAGTAGTTGAGCAGCTTGCCCGCTATGTGCTTGATGTTCTTGTCGCGGTCTCCGCCCGTGGACAGGTCCTTGAGGTCGAAGTGCGAGACATTGCCGCGCCCCACGACGTTTATCAGGGTCTCGGCGAAGGTGCTCTTGCCGTTGCCGCCCGGCCCCCACAGCACGCCCATCTTCTCTATCCTGTACCTGGCCCTGTCCACGAATATGCATCCGCACAGCTCCTGGAGGTTCATCCTCGTATTCTCGTCGGGAAGCACCCTTGCCAGGAACCTCTCGAACACCCTGCATGCGGCATTGGGGTCGTACGCGTACGGCATCTCGAAGAATGTAATGTGCCCGGGGGAGTGCTCCATGAGTGTAAACGTGCCGTCCTCTGACGGGGAGGAGAAGTCAACCACGCCGTTCCAGAAGCACAGCAGGGAATGCCCGGCCCTCTGACGGTCGACGGTCAGGTCCTGCGCCTTGCTCCATGCGTATCTCTTTATCATGTCCCACAGCGGAACTATGAGCTGATGCTCCTCGCACAGCGACTCAATGACATTGTCGAAGTCACTGTGGGGCAAAGGGGAGTAATAGCGTCCGTTGTAGACATACACGCCCGAGCCGCAGCGTATGACCCCTGCCTTCTCCACGGCCTGCCTGAAAGCCATGACTATATCGTTGCGCTCCTGCGATGAGTAGCGCACCCTGAGCCTTAGCACCGGACATCTGGACAGCGTCCTGCGCATGCCCGCCGCAAGCATTTCCTTGACCTGAGCCACATCCGGACTCCACGGCCCGCATTCCTTCTTCTTTGCCCCCATATCTTTACATATTTACACCCAAAAATGTCAATCAACTTGTAAACACACCTTATATATTAATATTTACATATTTACAGGATGAACATTATAATACCCTGCCCTCACTTGGGTCTGATAACATATTGTCCGCAAGGTTTTATTCTTTATCTTGTAAAGTGTAAACAATCCCCATAACTGCAAATATAGTGATTTTCATCCATAATACAATATAATATTCTGATTATTCGCGCATATTCCCGCGCACGCATACGCATATGTGCCCGTAAATGACTTTCAGCCAATATTATTCCATGCCCCGGCATTCATTCCATACCGCTCTCCACGAAGCCCGCCTTACGCCTGTTCTTCATATCCATACATCAGTGATTGTGATGAATCCGGACATTGTTCTGTACAAAAACACGTCATTTGTGGGTGAATGTTTCTGTTTGGAAAATTAAAATTTTAAAAAATAAAATTGGGAAGCTACTTTAGAGAATATTCCTTTTCCCCGAAGGGGGGCTATCCCCCTGTGTATCAATGAGTTACATATGGGGGTGTGTTTGTTTATGAATATAACCGGACATTGTGCCGGAAATTGTTAGTTATGCTTCCGAAACTCGTTTTATTCTCCCTTCTCCTTCTCCCTCTTCCGCTCTTCCTTTCCTCAATTATTTGCCAATCAAAACCAACTCCCCATGCAGACCGAGAACACATGCCCTAACTATTTTCATACGGCAAAGTTGTTGCCTGTATATACTGATAGTGTTTCTAAAGCCTTAAAATCGGCCTTTATCAAGGCGTTTATTTATATTTAAAATTACTTGTAAAAATACATTCTTTGAGGTATAAATATCTGGTAGTCAGTAATTTATTTTTGCTATATAGAAAAAGTTTTGTATATTTGCATATCGAAAGAAAAGAAAATAATCATTTAGAACTGGAGCGCAACCAGCCTAAAAATTGCAACAAAGTTATGACAACAACCAATGCCCCCGCCACCACTCTGACAGCTGAAAATTTCAAGCTGGATTTAGGATGTTTTGAGTACAACGGCAAAGCCATTGAGGTAACAAACAAGATTACCGGCTTTGGTTCAGGCAAAAAGACCGTTTACACCGGCACTATTGACGGCGCCGCCTTTGAGAACTGGGATGTATGCCGAATCAAAAAGACTTTAGGCATCCTTGTTTCGGGAACTGCCAAAGGCGGCGCAAGCATCCGCGTAATGTCTGACGACGAGGCCGCCGCGCTGATAGAGGCCGAAAGCAACCGCGCCGCCGCGCTGGTTGAGGGACTGAACAAGTTCCTAGGCAAGTATGACGCGGCAATAGAAGTAGACTTGCAAGCATTGAGCACTGCAATTGCCGACACCATTACGGCCAAAGTTGCCGCCGCCCGTGCTGCAAAGGCAGAAGCCGAAAGAGTTGCAGCCGAAAAGGCAGCGGAAAAAGCAGCAAAAGAGGCTTTGAAAGAGGCAAAAGCAGCGGATAAAGTCAGGGCCGCAAAGGTGGCCCATGCTTCAGACTTGCAGAAGCAGATGATGGATGCTGTCCTGGCCGGGGATTTCGCAAAGCTGGCAGAACTTCAGAAGTTAGCCGCTGAACAGGCCGCCTAAAGGCATTAAAAGGGCTGCAAGGGTTAAAGGCCCTGCAATGAGTTCAAGCCTCAAAGCAGCCCCCAATTTAATTTTAGACGTGGAGACACCACGGTAAAAACTGCCTGAAAAAATGAAAGCAACATTTATCTACAATGACGGATTTGACACCCGGCGAAAATTGGCAAACAGGGTACTAAAAGCCCTGTCCGATATTCAGGAGTATGACAACGGGACTATACGTAATCCCGTAGAGCTTGCAAGCTCCGTTATGCCGGACGGGCGGACACTCATCGAAACCGTCTACGAAGATGGCGAAATCGATTACAACGACGGATGGTATGTCGTTGAAGTCAATGATTTTCACATCTACGTAGACTTCACCGGCATTGCTACCAGTCAAATGGGGCTTTCCAACTATACTTACATCACTAATATAGAATTCGAAAACTAACTTACTGAGATGTTTATAACCATTGTATTTGCGTTTTTCATCATCGTTGCCCTGGCTGACCTTGTGCCGGGCACGATGATGATAGTAAAAATATTAATGAACGATTTAAGATTATCCAACCATGAAAACAGTAGGAAAAATAACAAATAGATATGATTCTGCGATGAGGTTTTCCATAGTAGCTGAACGGAATGAGACCTACCGAACGAGCGACAGCGTGACATCCTCCATAGATGCCGAACGAGTTGCAAGAAGTATTTTTCAGCAGACGGACATCTACGAGGAGATGTATATACTTCTGCTGAACCGGGCAAACAAGGTAATAGGGCACGCACGGATTTCGCAGGGCGGAACAACGAGCACAGTGTGTGACCCGAAATTAATAGCATTTTATGCTATAAATTCACTTGCATCCGGTGTAATCATGGTACACAACCACCCGAGCGGCAACCCGCAGCCGTCCGGACCTGACATCCGGACAACAAAAAAAGTGCGTGACGCAGTCCGGCTGCTGGACGTCAATCTACTGGACCATCTGATACTGACGCACGACAGATGTCTCAGTATGCAAGACGAATGTCTGATGTAACAAGAATGGCCCGCACGGCGGACGGATTCGGGGAGCGACACCCCGGCGGGCCGCGAATTTTAAATATCTGAGTTATGACATTCACGACAATCGAAAGACATCCCTTACGTAACTGCTAGATGCTTTACTGCAAGGCGACATGCATACCGCCCTATTTCGGCACTTTGCAGGAGTGCAAAAAGGCTCAAAAAATATTTGAGTTAAAACTGAATGAAGAATATAAAAGGATGTCGAAAAGCAAGCAACGTGAAATTATTGACATCTTAAACAACTAAAGCCTGAGTGGCTGCATTCAGGCGACATAGATGAATATGAATACGAGATGTGCAAATAATTAAAAACTAAATATTATGACAGAGATAAAATTAGAAGTATCAGGCCCGATGCAGATGAATTGGGAAACGGGCGAACTGGAGCCTCTGGCGGTGGCTCCCAAACTCCAGAGAGGACAGAAAATATATGCTTTCGGATATGCGATGGCTCAGCAGATTTTCGCGGTAGTCAATCCGGATTTATACGAGATTGTGGAAGTAGGCAGCCCGGATGATGTAAACGAATATTCTTTGGAACGTTATTTCAGCCCTATATCACATTATGACAAATACATCAAGCCTGTCTCAAAGCAATTCGGCATCGGGTTTTACTATGCCGAGAACGAGCCGATTTTCAGCGAGGATGTAATAAAAGCATCCTTACAGAGGGCTGAGCTCATTGAAAAGATGAGAGATGAGAGAGAAAAGGCGGCAGAGGACGCAAGCCGGAAAAATAAGGATGAGCTGCGGAAGAAATACAGTTTCCTCACCGTGTGGGATGGAGAATGGAGAACGAGGTACAAGACGGCATCCGGAAACCTGCGCGAGCTATTGAAAAGGAATTTTCCCGGCGTAAAGTTCTCAGTAAGGAAAGATGGTTCCGGAGATACTGTTAATATCACATGGACTGACGGCCCCACGCGCAAAATGGTGGATGAGATAGCCGGACAGTTTGAGGGCCGCAGATTCAACGGGATGGAGGACTGCGAGGAGATAGTCACATCCGACTTTATGGACTTGTTCGGCTCTTTGGGGTACATTTTTACCGAACGGGAGTACAGCGAATCCGTCATGGAGCGCGAGAGGATGAAAGTCATTGAGGATTATCCGTTGCTTGCTGACGAAAAGGATCATAATCGGAATGAATTTGAAAGCATAAAGGCTTCCGAGGCAGGGATAAATTATTGGTTCAGCCTAAACTCAGTTATCAGGCATCGCTTATGGGAAATAGATTTGACCGAACGGCCCGCCAAAACCAAAATAGGTAACTTAATTACAGCCGTGGGTCTTACCGTCATAGATTACTCCGACAAATCAATAGCCGTAATTGGCGATACGAAAGCCGTAAAGGACAGATTAAAGGAGATGGGCGGACGGTTCAACGCCAAATTGTCCTGCGGTCCGGGATGGATTTTCAGCAAAAGTAAAAAAGATGAGATAACGACAGCCTTTGGGCTGTAATCTGCCAACTCATTACATTATCCCCGCTCCGGCAGTCCGGCACATCTGAGCGACACAGAGGCGGGGAGCAATATCAACAATGATTCAAATCATGAAAACAGAAAGCATTTCAATCATCGCATCCATCCTCCAGAAAGAGGATGTAGAGAAACACATTAAGGACCAGTTGATGCAGGTTCTCCGCATCGAAAACGAGGAGAGCGCATCCAAGCAGCGCAAATTCAACCTGTGGGATTGCGTAGACAAATCAGGAATGCGTCCTGTTATGTCCTGCATATTCCACGACGGCGGCTTTAAGGTAGCATCGGAAGGGCATTATCTTGTTGCTGTAAAAGATGAGTATCCTGAGACATTCGAGGGTAAATGCCTGCGTAAGGATGGGGAATTTGTAGACGGAGTATATCCTTGCTGGAAATCCCTATGTAGATTGGAGCGGTTTAACAGCTTTAGCGATGTGTTCAACCTGGACCGTGCGCGGGATATTGTGAAGGAGTTCAGGACGGACAAAAAGACGAAGATTTATATCGGGTTCTTTGTAAAGATGTTTGACAGATACATCCTTGCGGAGCATTTTGAAATGATGACACGCTTTGCGTCCATGTATCATGATGAGGTAAAGGTGTTCAGACATTCCGAGGAATATGTTATACCTCTAATGCTCTCTCATGTAGATGATTTGTTCCTTGTGATGCCGAGACGGAAACCGGATTCTGATACTATCAAAGTGTATGAATATTAAAAATAATGTTTAATTTTAAGGCGTATTTCGATATGGTAAACGTTGAGATAAGAAAATCATCCGGCAGGTTTTACCGGATACTGAATATAATAGACATCCTGGAGCAGCACGGCTACGGGATGTCGGAGATAGTGCACAGCCCCATAGATTTTGAGGAATGCACATATTCCGAGAGTTTTGTCTACGCCCTTGAAAAAGGGCTGAGGCCGGACATCCATAGGGTTCAGGAAAATGCAGATAGGGAATTTCCCGGCAGCGAGTGGCATCATTTCGAGATGGACGGTAAGATGTACAGGATGTATTTTGAGGAGGTGGAGCTATGAGACTGGGCGAGGCTATAAGGATTCAGAAGCCGGAGCTGCCCTCCGTGGCCGTGGCTGTGGAGGAGTGCTTCCGTGGCGACATCTCCCTTGCCGAGTTCGGAAAGCCCGAGATGTCACAACTGCGCAAATACATATCCGGCAGGATGTGTCAGAACTCCGCAAGGGTGTATCTGGCCAACATCAAGGCGGTGCTGAACATCTACAAGGACGAGGGAGAACTGAAATGCAAGGATTTTGACCTGCTTACGGTAAAATCCGAGGCAACGGTATCGGTATTCCTCGATACTGACGAGCTGAGACTGCTGGAAAAGTATATGAGAAAATGCAGCGCGTATGAGAAATTCTACATCCTGCATTTCCTCTGCTCGGCCTACACCGGATGCAGGGTGTCCGATGTAAGAGGGCTGAGCCGGGCGAGCATACGGAAAGGGATGCTGGCCTATGTGTCGGAAAAGACAGGCATCAAGGCCGAGGTTCCGGCCAAGAAAGGGCTGAAAACATGGCTGGAGCTTATTGAAACGGCTGAGATGTCCCGCTTTGAGTTCTCCCTGACCATATATAACCGCCTGATAAAGCAGGTATGCCGTAAGGCGGGAATAGATGCTGTGGTGTCGGTACACAAGGCCGGAAAGACCTCGGAGGGGCCTAAATGGCAGTACGTGTCCAGTCACACGGCAAGGCGGTCATTCGCCACGAACCTGTATCTTGCAGGACTGGACTTGTACTCTATCGGCAAGATGATGGGACATACATCCACGGAAATGACACAGAGATACATCTGCTGCGGACTCAGGGAGCTCAGCCCGGAAGTGATGAGATATTTTGAGTAATAATCAACAATTTAAAATTTAAAATTATGGAACAGAAACTTATTGATTTTGTATTAAGCAACGATTTCGCATGGGTTTACGGAGCCGGCATAATGTACGCCAATACTCCCGAAGAAAGGGAAAATGTAGCAGGACTACTCCAGGAGGACGGAGTAATGATAAAGGAAATACCCCATGAGGACATAGAAGAGGAAGGCTGCGGATGCGCGGAACTCTCTGAGGAAGCCGAAAGAGGATGCCGCATCTTCAAGGCATGGAAATGGAATCAGGAGCCTTTTTACATCGCCTACTATGAATAAAGACTGGCGCATAGAAGCGCACAGGGAGTTCCGCGAGCGGAACGGCATGGAGCCGGAAGCAAGCAAGGGATGGAAAGACGGAGTTATGGCTGGTGCTGTGATAGTATTTATCATCGGAGTAATACTTTCATTTGTCATTCCCAACCACGTGCCTATGGGGACGTTCTGGTACGTGGCATCGTGGACGATACCAGTGTTACTGATGCTTGCATACGGCATCGTCCTGAACATTATAATGTCATTGAAAAACAAAAAATAGATGAGCAGATTTGAACTAAAGAATGAGGCCGGAGACACATGGGTTTTGACAGATACCGTCTCCGGAATCTCGCTCCGCTTCAAGGAGCACGAACTGAACGAGACGCAGCAGGTGTCCATACCGGATTCCTTTCCGGCAGACCCAGTGAGGGCATCGAGGATAATGCGTTCGATGGGGGAATATATGTTCACCTACCATTACTCAATTGCATTCCCTGTGCCCAAATTTGAAATAAAACCGGATGAGGAGACGGGAAAACTGACAGTCATAAGGCACACTCCGCCGAGATTCAAAATAATATTCGAGGATGAATGTGACCTGCGCAAGGCCGTCCAGAAAGTAAAGGCCGCAGCGGCATTCATGCAGGGATATGAGCACCGCCGCAGGGCCATGCTGGGTGAGGACGAGGATTAATCCCTAAAGAAGCTGCTGCCTTTAAGCATCTCTGCGTTCTCTTCCTTTGACAACTTAATATAACGCATGAAGTTCGCCTCGGTGCGATGCCCCGTTATCTTCATTATGGAGATGGCGGGGATTCCCGCTTTGTACATATTAGTAGCCGCTGTCCTCCTTGCCGTGTGGGATGTCACCAGTTCCCATTTCTCACGGTAGGTGACGGTGGTTGTCAATCCTTTCGTCTCCTTTACGGGTATTTTCTCGTTTATGCCCGCCTCCATGCAGATGCCCTTTATTATGTCGTTGAACTTCTGCTGCGATATGCCCGGCACTCCGTCGTACCTGCGCACAATCTCCGCCACTCTCGGATGGCACGGCAGCACCACGCTTTCCCCGGTCTTCTTCTGCACATAGCGGATATAGCCGTCCGATACGGCCTCCGGCTTCAAAATGGAATAGTCGGAAAAACGCATGGCGGTGTAGCATCCTATAAGAAAAAGGTCTCTTACCTTTTCTTTCGTTCCGGTGAGATTCATCGATGCCAATTTCTCAACTTCTCCGTCAGTGAGGTAGATGTTGAACACCTCCTCAGTCTCCTTTCTTACCTTACGGAAATCAGTATTACCATGCAGTCCCTCGTCAAGGGCCTTGTTCATCGCCGTCTTGATGTTCTTAATGTGTCCGCCACGTGTATTCGGTTTGAGGTTCCTGACAGTAGCCATCCACTCAACGTAGCGGTTGAGCAGACTGACCGTTATCTCATCAAATGTAGGGTTTCTTCCCTCAAGAAATTCCCTGAACAGCCGGGCGGACTGGGCGGACTGGTTCGTAGCCTTGCGTCTCGTGGTGTCGGTTGTGGCCCATCTGTCGAAATAGGGCAGGAACAGCTCCTTTCCTGACGATGCGGTATTCTTCACCTCTTTGCCCAAAAAGGCAAGAATCCTCTCTTTTGTCTTTTCGAGGGATACGTTGTCCAGCTCCGCCTCCCTGACGGCTGTCTCGGCGGCGTTCTTCCATCTGAGCAGGACTGCGTTCTCGGTCTTGTGGAACGGGGACTTGCGCGTCATTTGGAAATTATCCTTGTCCCATGCGTCAGTCTGCACGGTCAGTCCCGTGGATATTTTCAGCCTGCGCCCGTTGCCTCTGATGGCAAGGAACACGGGACTTGTCTGGCTGTTCGTGTCTTTGAGGATGAATGTATAGGTAATCATGTCTTTGAGTGTTTAAATTCATTGTACGTGTTCAAACCCTTTCGGTAACTGAACCTGGAATCCCTTGTCTTTGCGTCCCCTTTGGAATGCAAATTTAGCAAGGGGACAGAAAAGGGGACAAAAAAAGTAAAAAATATTGGTTTAAAAGTAAAAATTGTAAAGAATACGCCAAATGTTAAAAGTTGTAAACCGCTGAAAAACAAAGAGAGCCGCGTCCTGGGCGGCTCTCGACTGATTTACTTGGTGATCTGCTTGGGAGCACAGCCCATGTTGTAAATCAGTGAGCCGGATGGGGTAGGGGACGTGTAGGGGGACGTGGTACTTTGGGTTCTGACCCCGAATGCTATTTTTAATCATTTTTGGATGTCTTATTTCTCAATAATATAGTATTAAACAATCCGTTTAAATCCGCAAGTACTTTGTCATTATTAATTTTCAGAAGCACGGATGGGGTTTTGAAGTCGTTAAGACTTATTATTACCGAATAATCGTGAATAATCTTATCATCCTCTATCTTTCGCTCTGTTGTCGTTCTTTTACCAGTAGTTCCTCCGATTACGGCACCCACACCTCCAGTAAGGACTCCGCCCACTGCCGCACGGGCGACAGTACTGCCCAATCCGGCTTTAGACTTGTATTCCTTTGCCCCCTCCTGCAAGTAAGAATTATTCATGACACTATAATCAAGTATATTAGCCATATCATACATATTTCCCGTGATATAAATTTTCCCAACGGCGCTGAATGATATAACCCTGCTTTCTATCTTCAAATCATCAGAGACTGATATAATTATATCAGTCTGCCCGTATTGAGATTCAAGTTCCTTTATTTTCTCATCTAACTCATTTTGCTTCAAATCTTGTTCTCGTTTCTTTTCCTCCATCTTCTTTCTTTCATTTCTTGCTCCCAACAATCCTCCAATAATGACAAGGGAAAGCATTATTAACAGAAATATTGAAAAATCGCTCATATTGTTTTTATGTTTCTTTTTTATTTTAGCAGAATAATTAAAATTGTATTGTGTTTCACCATTGATGTATTCTAATTCATTTTTTGATTTCAATACAAGAAATGCTGTGTCTGTTTCATTTATGGTTGGATATATTGGATGAGTATATATTATTTCTATGGTATCTTTACAAAGATTGGTGCATTTATAATCCCTACTATTAAACCTTATTCCATCTTTTTTAATCACCCTTGCACCACTCGAAGTGTTAAAAACAAGGCGTATATCTCCATCGTCTGAAAGCCACTCGGTTCTTTCTAAATTCCTCTCGCAGGAACAGGTTATGGAGAAAGTTACAACAAACAGTAAAAGATACTTCATGTTTTAATACAATTTCTCAACCTTAAACAAATCAACTACCCTGCAACGGCAGAGTCTGCACCCGAGACAGCCGTATCTTGGAAATGTCTTTCCCTTAAAAGGCGGTTCTCTGCCTCCAACTGACCGATTCTCCGTGAAAGTTCCTTTATTTCGCTGTCTTTTTCTTTTAACTGCTCTCTTAAAAAAGATTCGATACTGCTCATATTCTCCACATTCTGGGCCGTATTCTGGCCGTTTACGCGCAGCATTTCCCCTTTATTATACAGAAGCCATTCTGTGTTTAATTCGGGAAATTCATTGATAATACTCTGTAATTTATCTGCACCTATTCCCCTTACAATGTTATTCACAAAGCCATTTGAGGCCCCTATCCTTTTTTCAAATTTTGCCTGACTGAGTTCTTTGTATTTTATAAACTCAATAAGTCTTTGTTTAATAGTGGTTTCCATATTTATGCTAAATTTTCTTTGAATTTTCTCTATAAAAAATTTGCACAAATACAGAGAACTCTCTATATTTGCACTGTCTTTCCAAAGAGAAAGACGCTGTAAATATACGAAAAATATATGAGTGCTAAAAGAATACTAATGCCACACGGCGGAATTAACGAGCTGGCGGAGAAAATGAACGTCTCCCGGCCTACTGTCCGTGCGGCCCTAAAGGGACAGACCCACACCCTGCTGGCAATGAAAATCCGCAAGCTGGCACTCCAGCTCGGCGGGCTTAGAGAGGAGGGTGTGTGATGGAGGAACTTGCCGCCTATCTGGAGAGAATCTGCACCAGCCTCGACATCCTTAATGCAAGGATGGAGCGACTGGAGAGCCGCGACGAGGACGCGCAGGAAATCGTGCGCTCCTTACGTGAGAAACTGTTCACACAGGAGGAGGTGGCGAAGATTCTCGGCAAGTGCAGCGCGTCTGTATTGAAGATGCGCAAGGCTGGGAAGCTCAAAGGCTATCTCGTGGGCGGCAGGTACAAATACCGCCTCAATGATGTTCTGAGAGCTAAGAATAAGGCAATATAGCGGCCCGCGCCCCCGCAAAACGGCGCAGACAAGTTGCTTGACATAATGGTGAGCCGGGCGCGGCTCAAGACAAATGCGGAGACCGGACTCCACGGGAGCCGCACCTCTTATACGGAATACGCCTCTGACCGTAATGCGTTGCTACTTCGGGTGGGCGCGTGTGTATTGCGGTTGGTGCGAATATGGAGACTCATTACTGGATAAATCCTTTATAATGTTAGGGGCACAACGATGCGCTGCGCTATATAGACATTACTATATAGGCAGCGGGAGGTGCGAGTCCTCCTGCCCCACAAAAAGATGCGTATGCATCTCCTTTTCTTTTTTTAATACGTTAACCAACTCCCCGTAGGCCTCCAGTGGGTAGAGGCAGGATTAAAAGCGTAGGCGGTGCGGGGTTCGATTCCCCGCCGGGGAGCAATTCCGAGTGTTCGGATATTTGACAGAACTGTAAAGAATTGCTTTGTGGACGGACGGCTGTGAAGTCCTCCGTCTTTATTCTGAAAAACAAAACCACAATATTATGAACAACAATCCCACACACAGACATCAGCCTCCCAATCCGCGCAGATAAAGGCCGCGCTGTTGGCGGGCGAGACACTGACACCGCTCGATGCATTGAGGCGGTTCGGCTGCTTCCGCCTCGGCGCAAGAATATGGGAGCTGAGGCACAAGTGCGGCATGGATATCAAAGCCGTGCGGCACACCACCGAGAGCGGCAAGACCGTGGCCGCGTATTCACTGAATATCTAATATCTAACAATTAAATTACAAGACCATGAAAGAAAAAGAAAAGAAATTCAACGACAACACGCTTAACGAGTTCAGCAATGCCGTTGCGGAGTTCTTGAAAAGTATGACACCAAGAAAAGCAACGCGCACATCTTCTGCATTATAGCTGAGGAGGATGGGAAGGAAATGAATATAGTAAGTCACATCAAAGGTGTTCCGCTGCAAATCGTAGATGCCGTCAACAGCGCTATAAATAATGATGAAACCCTTAAGACGGCAAACTTTGTCAACGGCTTTCTGACTTTCGGAAAGATGAAATCCGACAATAAGGACGATGTTGTAAAGACACTTGATTTACTTAAAAGTCTGACGAAATGAAAGCACTTGTCATAATCCACACGATTACAACCATTGTCTGCGCCGCACTTGCGTCCATAGCCCTTTGCGCTGCGCTGTTCTGCGGCAAGTGGCACTGCCTGTTCACCTCTGCCATGCTGGGCGGGCTGACATGGGTAGGGATTCATTCAGTCAAGTAAGATGTGGTCGGAGAACAGAGTGATTCCCTCTGACAGGGAGTTCGATGCGCACGTGTTCCGCTCCTGCATCTGCCCGGTCTGCGGAGGCTCGGGATGGCTTCCGGCAGGGCCGGACGGAGAGAGCATGGAGCATGGTGAGTGGGCGGCACTGCCCGTGGATGAGCGGTGCCGCATCACCTGCCCCGCCTGTGACGGAGGCGGGTACGTGCAGGAGTAAACGGGAGGAAAGGAAGTTCTTATATCTGCTGTTTTCATATTCATAATTTAGAGTGTTTCAGAGGGGTTCGATTCCCCTCCCTCCCGCAAAATTCATATAAATATATCTTATGTACAAACTTTTCGACTTTAATGAGGATTCCGGTATCCTCAATGTAACCCTGCCGCGGGGCAGGACGATGGCCGAACTGACAAGGGAATGCTCGGCACAGATACACGACTTAATCTTGCAGAAGAGAGTCTTCGGCAAGGATGTGAGCATAAACGGGCGCATCACCACGAGCATAGCTCTCGTGCTGGGGCACGAGCTGAGCCATGTGTGCCGCTCGGTGAGAATCTTCAATCCAAAGGAAGACGAGTATGTCGAATGTATAAAGCACTGAGTATGGCACTGAATAAAGTAATGCTTATCGGGAATATCGGCAGGGACCCGGATACGAGATTTATAGAAAGCAGCGGCGCCTTAACCGCGAGTTTCACCCTTGCCACGACAGAGAGGTTTAAGGACAGAATCACGGGAGAGACCAAGGAGGTGACTGAGTGGCACAATATAGTATGTTGGAGGAATCTGGCAGAGATAGCTGAAAAATATATCACAAAAGGCTCCCAGCTTTTCGTCGAGGGCCGCATCCGCACCCGTTCCTACAAGGACAAAAACGGAGATACAAGATATGTTACCGAAATTATGGCCGACAACATACAGCTTCTCGGACGCAGGGATGCAGGACAGCAGGAACATGGTAAGCGCGGATACACTGCTCCCCGAACCGAAGCGGGCAATCGTAGCGGCAGCAGCGATGATATAATGTTTTAAATCAGTATAAATCATGGAAAATTCACAAGTACAGACCGTAGAGGTCATGCAGACAGAACAGCTGCAATCAATGGACAGGGCCGAGATAGACATGCAGATAGCCACGGCAAAAAAATTCCCGAGAGATATTCAGCAGTGCCTTGATAATATCCGTGCGCTGTCTATGATTGACGAGGATACAATGGAGAGCTGCTTCTACCACCTTGAGAGGAAAGACAAGGACGGACAGATTAAGGAGATAGAAGGGATGTCAGTCCGTATGGCCGAGATATTAGTCTCATGCTGGGGTAATCTCCGCGTGGCTACAAGAATAATCGGCAATGACGGACGCAAGATTACCGCACAGGGTATATGCTTTGATGTACAGAACAATGTCGCTGTGTCCTGTGAGACAAGCCGCAGGATAACGAACAAGAACGGAAAGACATATTCGGATGACATGCAGATTGTGACCGGGAACGCCGCATCCGCCATCGCATTCCGTAATGCTGTCTTCAAGGTAATACCAGCAGCTGTCACAAAGGCTGTCACAAATGAAATCAGACAAAGACTGTTAGAGATGACATCGACCAAGATAAGCCAGAAGCGCAGGAATGCTGTCGAATGGTTTACAAAGAGGGGGGTCACCGAGTCTGAACTAAAAAAATACCTCGGAACAGACAATCTGGAGACTATCAGTGCCGAGGAGATAGTTAATCTTAGAGGTGTGGCTACAGCCATACGGGAAGGCTCGTCTTCAATCGATGAGATATTCCGAAACAACAGTGACGACAGGACGGTATCCGACCGCAAGGAAGAAATAAGGGCCAAGGGCACGGCTCCTGAAGTTGAGGACATGCCGTAGCCATGAGCAGCAGATATGCGCAGATGAGCAAGGAGGAGCAGGACAACCTGCTCTCCGGCTTCATGATTGACTCATGGAGTTACTCAAAGGTCGCGAGTTTCGCCCGCAACGAGAAATCCTTTGAGAAGGAGGAGATTTTCGGAGAAAGGGGAAGACGCTCCGCTGCAAGTGTGGCCGGGAACGCCTACCATGAGGCCCTGAAAGAATACTTCCTGAATCTTAAGGACGGAATAGACACCGGTCTTACCGAGCTGCAGGGAGTAGCCTACTCCTACATAGACGGCATCCCCGCCAACTGGTGGAAGCTGCAAAAGACCACCCCCACTGTCGAGGCCTGCGTCGTGTCAGCGAACAAGGACGTCAACGCGCTTCTTATGAACTTCTATAAGGAGAAGGATATATATCTCTGCGGTCTGTCCGAGGTGCTCAATGTGGAGGTCAATGCCGATGCGTGGGTGACTGTCAACGGAGTGGACATACCGATGCCGTGCCACTCCATTATAGACCTCATCATACGCACTGATGACGGGAGGTGCGTCCTCATAGACCATAAATCTGTAAGGACGTACACCTCATCGGACGAGGTCGCGCTGACAAGGGGCAAGCAGGGCATCACATACGTGAAGACCGCTGAGACGGTCTTCGGAATCCATGTTGACGAGGTCAGGTTCATAGAGAACAAGGCCACGGCCAACAAGGACAAATCACCGCAGCTGAGGCAGTTCTCAATAACGATGGATGAGGATACAAGGAGACTGTACGAGGCCATGCTGTACGAGCCTCTGAGGAGGATGATTCAGGCCGTATCCGACCCTGATTACGTATATATGGTGAACGATTCCGATAGTTTCGCCGACAGGGCGGAGATATATGACTTCTGGGTCAGGACCATGATATCCGAGGTGGATGACTTCAATGTCCCCGACAACAAGAAGGAGCTTGTGAGCCGCAGGCTGCGCAAAATCCGTGACTCATCGCTCGTGGGCATAAGCCCGAGAGTGATTACCGCTTTCAGGAAGAATGCGGCATCCTTCATCAATTATGATTACAGCAATATGGACAACAAGGAAAAAATAGAACACGTGCTCAGGACTTTCGGCATAGGCGTGAAAGTGGCTCATGAGCTCTCGGGCTACTCCTCCAACACTTATCTGCTGGAGGTGTCCGCGGGAGTGAGAATATCCAACATCATAAATTACCGCATGGACATAGCGAACGCCCTCGACGTCCCGTCCGTAAGGATTCTTCCGGAGCTCTCGGTGTACGACGGCAAGTCCTATCTGGCGATAGAGTCGTCCAAGAAACGCACTGAGTCCCTGCCGTGGGATATAAAATATCTCGAAGGCATGAGGATACCGCTCGGTGTGGACAACTTCGGCAGGACGGTTGTATGGGATATATTGAACCACTCCACCCCGCACATGCTCATTTGCGGGGCCACGGGGTCGGGAAAGTCCGTCTCCATTCTCTCCACTGTTGAGTATGCGAGGAGAGCAGGTGTTAAGGACATTGTGATCATGGACCCCAAATACGAGTTCACAAGATACACCTCCCAGCCAGGCATGAAGGTGTTCAACGATATCATGGACATAGAGACAGCGATGAAGGATCTCGTCAAGGACATGCAGTCGAGGGCCTCGGGAGGCGGAACGCGTCTGACACTCGTTGTGTTCGACGAGTTCGCTGACGCGGTCCAGTCATCCAGGCAGGGCAAGCAGCTTGACATACGCGAGATGAGGCAAGATGGATTCTACGCGAACGGAATACCGAAGATGAAGGAGGTTGTCGTTGGGCGGGAAAAATCGCTGGAGGAGAACATGAGAATGCTGCTCCAGAAAGGACGCTCACTTGGGTTTCGTGTGATAGCCGCAACGCAGAGGGCCTCCGCAAAGGTCATCACCGGGGACGCAAAGGTGAATTTCCCCGTACAGGTCTGCTTCCGTGTGCCCAAGGAGATTGACAGCAAGGTCGTGCTGGACGAGGCCGGGGCCGAGACGCTGCAAGGTCAGGGAGACGGGCTTGTGCGCTCTCCGGAGTATATGGGTGTGGTCAGGTTTCAGGGATTTTATTACAAGGAGTGAGAAATGGGACGTAACAGAAAAGGTCTTAGCTACTTTCCTTTTGATATTGACTTTTTTCAGGACTTAAAGATACGTAAGTTAATCAGGTGTCAAGGTGGTAAAGCCGTGACCGTATATGCTCTCCTGCTGTGTTTTATTTACAAGAGTGGGTATTACATCTGGTGGGACGAAGAGTTGCCCTTCGCTATTTCGGAACAGACGGGGTACGATGAGGCGTATATACGGGAGGTGATTAAGAGCTGCGTGACACTCGGACTATTCTCTCGTGAGCTGTTTGAGAATGAGGGAGTGCTTACTTCTCGGGGCATACAAGAGCGGTATGCGGAAATATGTGAATTATCCCGCCGTGTGTATGTTATTGAGCAATTTAACCTGATTTCAGAGCAGAAAGAGGAGGTTTCCGCGCAGAAAAAGGCTATTTCTGTACAGAAAAACGATATAAATGTACAAAAAACGGCCATTTCTGCTACTAAAAGAAAAGTAAATAAAACAAAAAAAGAAAACATATCTGATGATATGTCAAAGAAAGCCGCTGACGCGCCTTTCCCCACACCGACAGACATTCCCTTTTCCGATTCCGAAAGCGGCCTAAAGATCTCAGAGGAAATCCCTCCCCCCGGTTCCGCGCCGCCCCCCTCCCCGCGGATTGACTATTCCGCAATCATGCTGGATTTCAACACGAGGTTTGCGGGAGTGCTTCCTGCGGTTACGGTTATGACCGAAAAGCGCAAGGCCGCTGTAAGGGCAAGGATTGGGGAGCACGGCATGGACAGCATCGCTAATGTCTTTGATAATATCGCGGCGAGTGGATTTCTCAAAGGTCATAACGACCACAACTGGAAAGCGGATTTTGACTGGGTTTTCAGACCCACAAACTACGTAAAGATTCTTGAAGGCAATTACACCAGTACAAACTATGGACGCGAAAAGCAGCAGAGATTTGGAGCGATTCCGCCGGACGATTTTGCAGGAAAGGGGTCAACGAAGCTATGACATCGGGAAGCCTTACGAGGACGTTCTGAGGGTACTGACCGAGGCATACGGTGCTTTAGTGGAGTCCACGGGACACGCTATGCACAGAGCACCGGAGCATCTTTCCATAGTCGCGAAGTGGCTTTGCGGGCAGGGCCGTTGCGGGCTTCTGCTCTACGGAGGCTACGGCCTCGGCAAGACCACCACTCTGAGGGCCATCCACTATGCCGTGCGCTTCCTGTCTGGTGGAGGACACGTGTTGCACCACACTGCCAAGCAAGTTCTGTCCATGCCGGAAGAGAATGCCAAGTCGCTGCGCAGGAGTGGAAACATAGTCATGGTTGACGAGCTGGGACGCGAGCAGAACGAGCGGAGGGACTACGGCAATGTCTCGGAGCCTGTCATAGAGCTTATCCGGTTCCGCGAGGACAGAGGACTTCCGACAGTCCTTGCGTCAAACCTGCTGGAGCAGGAGTTCGTCTCAAAATATGACCCGTATATCCATGACCGCCTTTTCGGGAGTTTCAGTAGAATCTTCTTCGAGGGGCAATCATACAGAAAGTTATGATACAGCTTACAGACAAACAGGTAGAGGACATAATAAGGACGCTCAGAAAGGCTTACTCGATTGCGAGCAGTGACAGGTGCCGCAACAGCATACTCAACTCCATGATGCGGGTTGTGTCCATGCTGGAGAGGAAAAGGAGGAGGCATGGCAAGAAAAAAGCCTGAACTGCCCGCCTATGTGTGCGGCGACTGCGCCCACCTTGTCCCCGACATGGAGTACCTGTCCGTCAAGGAGCGCAGGCCGATACTGGGCAGGTGCTCTTTCAGCAAGTATATGAAACTGCTATCCGAGAACGGATGCGAGAATTTCAAACAGAAACAGCAATGAAAAAATACAATTTCAACGAAAAGGAGTTGTTTGACTTGTTCGTGAACAAGGATGATGCAGCAATGCCGATAACAACTCTGAAACCCTACCGCAGGGACGGATGCGTCTATGGCACAGACGGCAAGAAACTGATAAGAGTCAAGGATAGTGTCATTAGCGGAGAGTACGAGGCCACCGATAAGATGGCTCTCAAATGGCCGGAAAATAACTGCGATTACTCCATTACCGACAATGACATACGTGAAGTCCTTTCAAAGATTCCGCAGGAGGAGGAGATAAAGACTGTTGGCCACGACATCAAGTGTCCCGAGTGTGACGGTGAGGGAACGGTCTGGTGGGAATACAAGGACAAAAAATTTGAAACCCACGAGGCGGAGCACGACTGTCCAATCTGCGACGGCAGCGGGTATATCAAGAAGGCTAAGAAAAGGAAGACAGGCTGGATGATACCAAGCCCGATACAAATCATAAAAGTCGGTAAAAACAATATCCTGTCCTGCCATCTCCAGACCCTGCTTGATGCAATGAATATTATCAGGGTGTCAGAGGTTGGACTGGTATGTCAGACGAAAGTTTTCAATCACTTCAAGATTGACGACAATATCTCCATAATGTTTATTTCCAATTCACTTGCTGCGGATTATGAGATGCCGCTGAGCGGGTATAAGGATTAGAGAGAAAGACCTGAAAAGCCATGGTAAATACAATAACATTTGACATCATGCTCGGCGGAAGGTTCGTATGCACAATGCGTATGCCCTTCTGCCCGCTGTTTCCCCTCACCACTGAGGAGATACAGAGTTTCGTGGAGAGCAAAAGACCCTCGCTGAGAGGAAAGGATTACAAGATAGCATTCTGATGAAGATAAGAATATTCGAGGCATTCGCAGGGTACGGCAGTCAGTCGCTCGCTTTGGAGCGGCTCAAAAGACACTTCCCCGAGTTCGATTATGAAGTGGTAGGCATATCGGAGATAGACAAGTATGCCGTCACTGCATACAACGCGCTGCACGGGGACGTGCCCAATTATGGCGATATAAGCATGATTGACTGGAATGAAGTGCCGGACTTCGACCTGTTCACTTACTCGTTTCCATGCACGAATTTGAGCAATGCGGGTAAGCAGGAGGGATGCGAGGAAGGCAGCGGAACAGCAAGTTCACTGCTGTGGGAGTGCAGGAAAGCGATTGCGGCCAAACGCCCGAGGTATCTGCTGATGGAGAACGTTAAGGCGTTGGTATCCCAGAAGTTCCTGCCCTATTTTCTTAAATGGCAGAGCGAGCTGGCGTCATACGGCTATTCCAACTTCGCAAGAGTTCTCAATGCTAAGGATTTTGGAGTTCCCCAAAACAGAGAGCGCATCTTCATGGTCAGTATTCTTGACAGACAAGCCACATATCACTTTCCCGAGCCGTTCCCGCTTGACAGGAGAATCAAGGACATCCTGGAGGAGGATGTGGACGAGAGGTATTTCCTGTCCGAGAAACTTACGAAGACAGTTCTCAGTGATGGGAAAAATGGATTTCCAGGAGGTACGGAAGTGCGCACGGAGAATGACGACACGGCTCCGACCATAAATGCCACGTGCTACAAGATTCAGCGGAGCAACTGCTTTATCAAATACCCGTCTGACAAGACTATCTGTATCAACTCAAAGGTTGACGGGAAGCAGCCGTCTTTGGAGCACAGAGTGTATGACTGTGAGGGAATTTCCACGGCGATAACCACGGGATTCATGCCGAGTGTGCTTGTCTCTGATGGCGGGAGATATGGAAACAAACGCATAAACAGCCTTATTAAAAGTGGCAAGATACCCGTTGATGAGGTTGCTTTTTTGGATATATATAATCAAAGCGTTCATACTGACGTAACAGGCACAATAACAACCGGTGTAGATTATAGGAATCATAGTTTTATTTCTATGCCACAAATTCTTACTCCGAAAAGAAACGAATATGGTAAGTCTGTCCGCAAGGAGTATGAAAGCGGAAAGCTGGACGAGAGCAGGCACAAGATGACTGATTTAGAGCCTAAAATTGTCATAGGCTCCGCCCGGAAAAACGCCTATGTCGGCAGTGTGGACGGCCCGTCACCTTGCATCATTGCGGCCTGCGGCATGGGAGGAGGGCAGACACCGATGATAGTGCAGATGGCGCGGGGATTTAATAAAGGTGGATTACATGAAGTATCTCCGACTATATCGGCCAACAGTTGGGAGTGCAATAATTTCCTTAAAGAAGACTTTAAAATTCGCAAGCTTACGCCAAGAGAATGTCTGAGATTGATGGATGTGGATGACGCCGATATAGATAAAATGTTCTGTGCGGGCTTGAGCAACACTCAGTTATATAAAATGGCCGGAAACAGCATCGTAGTCAACGTGCTGTACCACATCTTCCGTAAGATGTTCGTGGAAAAGGAGAACGAGAACGATCAATTAACAATATTCTGATATGACAACGAGAAAACAAACCCCTCCCCTGCTCACCGCAGGCCAGTTGAAGGAACTGTTGAATGACGTGTTCCTCGACTGCATCGTGCACATATCCGGCAGCGGAGCGGTGAGGGAGATAGAAATCAAGAACGGAAAGTTATACATCAAAGGATACAGCAATGGAAAACGCAAGTGACACAAAGACCTGTCCCAAGTGCGGCAGGACACTGACGGCTGACCACTTCTACCGCAGGGGTGACGGAAGTCTCTACACCTACTGCAAGGAATGCGTAAAGGCCAACAACAGGAAGTATAGAAATACCCCCCCCGATTCGGAAAACCCGCTGTCGACATTCACTCCCCGGCAGCTCATGCAGGAGCTTGTCCGTAGGGGATACACGGGTAAACTGAAACTGGTAACGATTAATGAAATTGACTTGAACAAATTATAGTATTGACAATATGAAAGGATTTAAAGGTTTTGACAAGGATTTGAAATGCAGGGACTTGCAGTACAAAGTCGGTGAAGAGACCAAGATTGACGGAGATATAAAATTGTGCAGAAGCGGCCTTCATTTCTGCGAGAATCCCCATGATGTGTTTAGATACTACTCGTCCGGAGAAAAGCACCGTTTTGCGGTAGTGGAGGCTGAGGACGTGTCTGACGAGAAAAATGATAAGGATTCCAAACGTGTGTGCAAGAGACTTACGGTGAAAGCGGAGATTTCCGTATTTGAGATATGCAGGATAGCGGTCAGCACTTTCTTCGAGAACTTCGGGTTTAAGAAGAAGGTAGAGTCGGCTGATACAAATAATGCAGGAGACTACGGAGCGGCACAGGCAGGAGACTGCGGAGCGGCACAGGCAGGAGACTACGGAACGGCACGGGCAGGAGACTACGGAGCGGCACAGGCAGGAGACTGCGGAGCGGCACAGGCAGGAGACTGCGGAGCGGCACAGGCAGGATACTGCGGAGCGGCACAGGCAGGAGACTACGGAACGGCACGGGCAGGAAACTGCGGAGCGGCAATCACAAGTAATAACGGTAGGGTAAAAGGCGGCTATGGATGTATACTTGTGGTACGCAACACAGAATATTCAGCCGATACCGGGCGATATGAGGTGGCTGACTGGGCTTGCGCCATAGTAGATGATAAGGAGGTAAAGAGTGACACATGGTATGAACTCTCAAACGGAAAACTTGTTGAATCAAAAGACCAGAGCGATGATACTGACAAAGAAACAACTGCGTAGGCGCATAGAGCAGAGCGCGATACCCGCAAGGCTGCACAGCATAGCCTTTGCGGAGATAACCAAACATAGGAGACTGATGTGGGAGACGGAGTTCATCAAGGCCGATGTGGCGTACAGGGATGCCGCAAAGGACTATAAGGCCCGCATGTCCCGCACTGATACAATAACCCACAACGAGGAGCACGCAATATGAAAACAGATTTCAATACAAAACTCTCCGGCCTCTTGCGGCTGCTGCTCCCTCTCTCCACCTCGGAGAGGGTGATGGAGATGCTGTATGACGATTCTGTGTCTGCGGAGAAAGTCAAGGAGTACGTAATAAAGTCAAGTAGTAAAAGTCAAGGAGTACGTGATGAACAGCCTGCATGACCTTATAACCGGGCGGCTCTCCGAGGACGAGGGGATTCTGCTCTCAAAGCGGCTGCTCCTGCTGTTCCTGCTCTCGCAGATGCAGGAGGATGTATGTGCGGATATAGAGCGGTCTCTGAAAGGCAGGAGCGTGTACCGCTTCACAATAAAGCACAACCACGAGAAGATAAAGCGGATGATCCGGAGCAACTACAACGACTTCTACCGCAACTTCTCCCCTCAGCAGACGGATATGTTCTGTGAGGATGCGGACGGACTGACACGGATTGTCAACGAATATATGGGAATTAATGACAAAATCTTATGAAAGAATATGAGATAATCATCAAGGTCTCCTATGACCAGTTCGGGGAGCGGTCGCTCTCCTTTGTCTCCCCCGCCGATGCAGAGGAGGGGGATAATAAAAGACATCATCAATATGCTTGAGTCACACTGCCATGATTGAAAGGGAGGTAGGTGATACGTTCTGCATCAACGGAGTGGACTTCATCGTAGAGCCGTCCCATCGCTGTGACGGATGCGAGTTCAAGGATGTGGACTGCTCGCAGATTGCTGATGTGCTCGGAAGATGCAAGGCCCGCAGGAGGAAGGACGGATGCGATGTGGTGTTTGCCCGAAAACCTGCACCCGATAATGCGAAAATGGATATGGTAGAATTCAAGCGCATTATATCCGATGCTATGTTCCGCCTTTCCGAGAGCATGGGTATGGGTGTGGAACTGCGCTGCCATGTGGATACAAGGCCGTCCATGGGTGAAAGGAAATTCGGATTGTACAACTTTTATGTGAAAATAGGCAATGAAGACAAGGGGAAATGACAAATGCTGCGGAGGTTGCGTCCACTTCCATAACGAGGATATTGAGGGACGCGGGTGGTGCTACAAGAGGAACACCGCGAGGCACTGCTCGGATTTATGCGGACACTTTGAAACATCAAATAAAAACAAAACGATATGAACATTTTGGAAATTATCAAGAAAGCACCGGAAGACCACGTGTATTATAGTCCCCTTATTGGGGAATGCCATGTGGATATTATTAAGTGTAAAGATTATCCAATAATAGCCACAAGAATGAATAATGAGATGTCGGTCTCTTTTTCGGAGAATGGCAAGTATGTCATCGATTCGGAGATTCCCGAAGGAGAGTGTGTCCTCTTCCCCTCCCGCGACAACCGCGACTGGGAGGCGTTCGAGAGGGAATTGATGGGAATCATGGAGGGAAGGCAATACGTGTTGAGAAGAGTATTCGGAAAAGAGGAGTTGCCGCTATCTACTGAGATTGAGTTCGAGGGAGGCAGTCAAGCAGTATTTGACAGGTTTTGTGGTATCTCTGGAATCAATCTTGACCACGAGTACTACAAGAATCATCCCTATATCGATTTTGAGATAGATGGGAAGGAGTACAAAGTCTCCATAGAAGATATAAAAAGACTTGTTCCGAGTGATGTGAAGGATGTGAAGGAGCGTTTCCGCATTGTTGAAAAAGGAGATGATAAGTATAACATCAACATAGAAGACCAGGAGAAAAATGTCAGCGGCAAAAGTTTTTTCGACAATACCTTTGACGGGACGGCTGAGATAGTCAGTATCCCCGACCGCCCTATGATGGCCGCAGTGATAATGTCCGGTATGCTGGCGTGCGGAGGCATGGAGCATAATGACCCCACACTTGCAAACAGAGCAGTCCGTCTTGCGAATATGATTCTTGAAGAGACAGAGGATAAAACTAAGGAGGAATAAATATGGCGAGAGAGAAGGAACCGGACGGAGTTGGGATGCACCACATGCTCAGTCAGTCCTTTAACGGCACACCTAAGATAGTTTGGGATGATAATACCAAGAAAATAATCAAAATGGCTGAGAAATGGCAGATGGAAATAGAGAAGATAGAGAAGCACTGGAAAGAGGTTGAGCCTATGATGAGGGAGATGGCCCAGCGAGTTAATGAAATGTACGAGGAATATAAAGAGTATCAAAGGAGGAACAAAATGACACAGGAACAACTTGAAAGAGCGAACTTTCTCAAAGACAAGATAGATGAAATTACTGACTTGTTAAATGTACACAAGCGCAATGTGAGAATGACTATAGGCTCATATCCAAATAATAATAAAGACAGAAGTACAAACATTGAAATAGAAAGAAAGCATCAGCAGGAAATTCTCGCACTGCTTACAAAATGGCGGGATGAATATCAGAAAGAATTGGAGGAACTATGACACATGAACAGATAGAAAAGGCAGCTGGAGAAATCTCATACCACCCTTTCATAGAGATAGAGCGACAAGGGTTTATAAGAGGTGCCAATTGGCGCATCAAATCGGTGTGGCACGACATAAACGAACGCCCAAAGTTTCCGGGGAAAGTAGAATGCGTAAAATTCTTACTGCTGCGCAAAAATGGTGAATGCGATCGCTTCTTAATCGGTAAGTGCGATTGGGATGATTTTATGGATACGGGAAAGTTCGTTAAATGGGCATACATTGATGACTTCTTGCCCGAAAGAAAGGAGGAAGCAAAATGAAAGCAAAGATAAAAGCTACAGGAGAAATTATCAATATTGCCGATTATGCAAGGGTGGTTCTTAGCCAATGCGACAGTCGGGGAAATCCCATAGAACTTGGATTTGACGAAGTAGAAATACTACAAGAAGATACAAGTGATATTGATTGGGAGCAGTGCAGGTATGAAATCGCCAAAGAAGTATTTGCTTCTATATATGACTTCACTATAGACAGAATCAACTTTGCTAAATATGCCGTAGATGCAGCCGATGCCCTCATTGCCGAATTGAAGAAAGGAGGTAATAATGAGAAGCATTGAAGTCCGCATCGAAGTCAGTGAGGTCTCCGGCTATGCGTTCTACGCGGACGGGAATCTGATCGAATGGCACAGGCTGACCCGCGAAGAGCAGGTGCGGGTGCTCGGGGCGATGAGCAACGGGTACGCGATGTTTGAACACTTTTTTAAGGAGGAATAGTATGGAAATAGAACTTAACAAATGGTACGAGGACATGATATGGTGTCCGTCTCAATGCTATTATTACTTCATGGACGGGAAAGTGCTCAAATGTATCTATTTGAGATGGAGATGGGACGACCCTTGGACTGTGGATTTGATAACTTTTCCCGGCACCAGCCCCGACTGGGACAATGCGAAATGGGAGGAGGTGGATTTAGGCTATTTCCGTGATATGAATTACAAAAGATTACAGAGAAAGGCCGTCAGAAGATTGGTAAGATTAGGCTTCATGCGTAAAATCAAGTTATTATGGAATCGAAACAGGTATTATCAATAGAGCAGATGCAGCACTTGCGGGAACTTGGACTTGATACGAACAAGGCAAGTATGTGTTGGCTGAAAGACATTACCAAAGAAATTGCTGAAGAGAAAGAGATAGATATGACTATTGGTTGGTCTCTTGACTTCAATAATCCAGAATTTTATAAATACGAATGGATGAAAGGTATTCCGACTTTTACCTTGCAGGATATATTGGAGTTGCTGCCATATAAGATTGTTGCAAGCTACCTTAATATCGGCAAGAAATCATTTTCGGGGGATGTTCTATTTTATATAGAGTACTCAAATCTCGGGGGATATGCAATTTCTTATTTTAGAAGTGAAAGCCTTCTTGATGCCGCCTACGAAATGCTCTGCTGGTGCATTGAGAACGGACATTTAAAGATGAAAGGAAATGAAAACAAAAGTATTTAATTCAAGTGACACGAACGTAAAGAAGTTCGTGTTTGAATGGGACGAGCCGAAAGCAATAGCGGAGTCCGTGCTTTATAGATACGGTGAGTACCGCAAACGTACTGTCATTTGCTGCTCCGTGCAGAGCGGATGCCCGGTAGGTTGCAGCTTTTGCGGAACGGGGAGGTTCTTTATCCGGAACCTTGAGCAAAATGAGATTATCGGACAGATAACAGAGGTGATGAAGCATGTGGACTGCAAACCTTGCGAGATTGAAAAGTTCCAAATCATGTTCATGAGCATGGGCGAGCCGTTCCTGAATTATACGGGGCTGAATGCCGCCATATCGTATCTGCACATGTTTTATCCGAACGCGCAATTGCTGGTGAGCACGTCCGCGCCTTCTGCCATTTACAGACAAATAGGTAATTTCATTGAGCTGTCAAAGAGAATTGATTCAGTAGGACTTCAATTCTCAGTGCATGAGAGCACGGATGAGGCAAGAAAACGTCTGATTCCCACAAATACATGCACTCTGCGGCAAATAGCCTCAATAGGCGAGTTGTGGGCGTCATTTGTGGGCAGGAAACCATTCTTCAACTACTGCGTGCATGAGGGCAATGACAGCGAGGAGGACGCGAGAAGACTGGCGGGTATCTTCAACCCTGATGTGTGGGAGGTTACTCTTTCCGTTATCTGCGAAAAGGATGAGTCAGTGAAAGCGTCTATTGACAGACAGCTTGAAAGAATCGGGAAATTCAATATTCTGATGTCGGAAGCCGGATTCCATACGAGGGTGTTTAATCCTGCCGGGCAGGATGACATAGGAGGAGGCTGCGGCCAGCTGTGGTATTTCCAAGAATGGTTAGGCGCAAACGGAATAAAGTAAGCCATGAACGCAAGAGAATTTTTCGATAAGGTGGCGCAGATGCGCTCGATGCAGAAAGAGTACTTCCGGACACGCTCCAAGACAGCCTTGCAGGAAAGCAAGCGGCTGGAGAGGGAGATTGACATGGAGATTGCGCGGGTGGAGGGGATTGTCGGGAAGACAGAAAGTGAGGATACATCATTATTCAATAACGAATCACTATGAAAAAGTATAAAGTATTATTTGCTGACTTGGACGGCACTCTGATTGACACGATAAGCGGTGATACATTTCCGAAAGGAATTTGGGATATGCGTATCAGATTTGATGTGCTTGATGTGATTAAAAAACTTAAACCTCTATGTGTATTAATTGTAACCAATCAAGGTGGGATTGAATCAGGGTTTGTGAATAGGCGAGATTTTGAATTTAAAATGGAATATATTGTTCGTTCCATAAAAGAATATGCCGGGTGCTACACAGAATACTCTTACTGTGAAAGCAATAACAAAGCAAACCATTATAGAAAGCCTAATGTAGGAATGCTGGAAAGTTTGCTTCGGAAATGCCAACTCCACTTGTTTAGGCCGGATAATCTGATAAAAAATGATTGTCTTATGATTGGCGATGCTTCGGGCAAAGATGGACAGTTCTCTGACAGCGACAAAAAGACAGCGGAGAATTTCGGAATTGATTACATGGATGTGGAAGATTTTGTAAAAGAAATGAGCCATGGACGAGATACTGAGAAAAAGGATTGAGGAAGCGGCAGTAGAATCACGTAGGGCGAGTGTAGAAACGCTTACAACTTTCGGGCTGCAAAGCTCTATTGATAATGTTGTTGAATTGACGGGAATGGAGTTATCATACGATGATGTTGCTGAAAGTGCTTTTGAGAAAGGAGCAGAATACGCCCTCTCCCACCAATGGATTAGCGTCGAAGAAGCACTTCCTGAATATGATGAGGCGGTTATTGTGAGAAACTTTTACGGAGAGATTTTCTTCTGCCACCGCTCAAACCGAATCGGCGTTGAGATAGATGATGACAAATGGTGCAACTATACAGGTGCGAAGATTGTCTCATGGATGCCTACGCCAGAGTTTGAAACGAAAAAGTAGTGAATATGGAGTTTAGTGACGAATTAAAGAAAAAAGTCGGGCAGAGCATAAGGCTGTTGCAGTCGGTAAAGACAGACGGGCCGATAGAGGTGTGTTATTCCGGAGGCAAGGACAGCGATGTAATTCTCGAACTTGCGAAGATGGCAGGCATAAACTACCGTGCCATTTACAAGAATACGACCATTGACCCCCCCGGAACAATCAAGCACTGCAAGGAGAAAGGAGTGGAGATATTACAGCCGAAGATGAGGTTCTTTGAGATTTTAAAGAATGCAGGTTTTCCGACACGGAGAGCAAGGTTTTGCTGCAAGTATTTGAAAGAGTATAAAGTATTGGACTGTGCTATTCAAGGCATAAGAAAAAGCGAAAGTAAAGGCCGTGAGGAACGGTATAAAGAGCCGATTATTTGCAGAATATACGGAGCAAAGAAGAACAACGTGCAGGTAATACTTCCTATATTGGAGTGGACGGATGATGATGTTGAGGAGTTTATTAATGTGCGTGGAATTAAATGCCATCCGTTGTACTACGATGAGGGCGGTATTTTCAATGTAAAAAGACGCTTAGGTTGTATCGGATGTCCATTAAAGAGCAAGCAGATTGAAGATTTTGAGAAATATCCAAACCTTGTTAAGGCGTGGATAAATGCAGGAATGGTATGGTGGAATACTCATCCGAATGCAAACAGCCATAAGAAGTTTGAAAGTATTTACGACTTATTCGTTCACAACCTATTCTTTGATTCCTACGCTAAATTCAGAGAATGGAAATACAACTTGATTGAGACAATAGATTGCAAGAAGTTTTTAGAGGATTATTTCAAAATAAAACTTAGATAAAAATTAGAGGTATGAAAGAAGTCAAAATTCAGATCCCCGACAACTGCGAGCTGGTAAAGGATGGGGACAGTTATGTTGTAAGGGAAAAGAAGCAGAATCCTCCGAGGAGTTGGGAGGAGTTTTGTAAGAGGTATCCTAAACAACTAGGTGAGGTTAAGATTGATAGTGCTTGTAATATGTATGAGATTGAAAAGAACACTATGAGACACTCACACGCTGATAGAAACATCTATACTTCAAAAGAAGAAGCAGAAGCCTTTCTTGCCCTCATGCAGTTGAGGCAGTTGAGAAAGGCATGGGTTGGGGATTGGGAAATAGCTGCAAGAGAAAGCTATGTTGTTATCTATACATGTTGTGATAATCTGACAGTAGATATTAATGCTACTAGTAGAAGGTGTCTTTCATTTCCAAATAAAAAAATGGCTGAGGATTTCCTCAGTTGTTTCAGAAATTTATGTGAAACAGCGAAAATACTTTTGTAGCCATGACAGTGCAGGAAGTGATAGATGCGCTTGAAAAAGTGCGGGACAAGTCAAAGTTAGTGACCACTGGAGAGACCGGAGGTACTATAATACAGGTAATTGATACCGACATCTATGTCTTTCTTAACAAGGCTATTTATGGTAGAATAAACGATATAGGAGATGGAATACAAGATAGGAGAAATATTCAATTATGACGGTGAGTGGTATCAGTGCGTTGAAGAAATAGGTTGTGATGGCTGTGCGTTTGATACAATTTGTGGTGAAATAAACGATATAATTGGAAATTGTACAAGTAGTTTAAGACATGATGATAAATCAGTTGTCTTCAAGAAACTTGAAAAGGTCGGAGAGCCATTTCCTTGCCGCAACATGTCCTCAGGCCGTTATGGTATTATGGTACAATGGTACAAAGTATTTGTTGAACCTATACTTACGGATGACTCAACTCTTAGCTGGTATAATTCTATAAACGAAACGATTTTAATAGCACTTAATAACAAAGAAGATATGGAAGAAGATAATAATACAAAACATTCTAATTCTGAAAACATTGGAAAGAATTTGAAACCCTTTTCCCTTGAAGCCGCCAAGTCCGGCAAGCCCGTCTGCACAAGAAATGGAAGAAAAGCAAGAATCTTGTGTTTTGATAGAAATGCAGTTAAATATCATATCGTTGCTTTAATAGAATGTAAAGGCTTTCCAAACAAAGAAGAGGAAATTAAAGTCTACGATAACGATGGAAAGTATTTCGCTAATGGAGAAAGTCCTCATGACCTCATGATGCTCCCCGAAAAGAAAGAGGGATGGGTGAATATAGATAAAGGAGGTAGTGGAAAAATTGCAATTTCTTCCCCTTATTCAACAAAAGAGGAAGCGATACATAATGATAATGAAACCACAATCGACACCATTAAAATTTCTTGGGAGGAATGATATGTTGCCACAAAAAGGTAAAAAATACTATTGTTATGATGACGGCAAGGTATCTTATGGAAGACAGTATGAGGTGCTAATCACTGATGTCATCCCTTGGAATGATGCAGCAGAAGAATTGCAACACTTATGCAATCAGGCAATCAAACAAGACTCTGATTTATATAAATGTAACCAAGATTATATAGTCAGTGGAGTGTCTTATGAGCAATACCTGCCAACAATTGAAATATTCTTAGAGACAAAGTACAATGGATGGTTCGGCATAGGAGATTATAACAAAAAGGAACAAACCTTCACTAATTATTGGAACAGCGGATTATTAGACGTTGATAACAGCTTAACTGAAAATTTGAAAGAAAAATTGTAAACTATGTGGATAGCTAGAGATAAAGATGGTTTATTACACGTGTTTGAGAAAAAACCTATCAAGACTATTTATGGATGGTATAAGCCTGGATGGATTGTACCATTCCCATCATGTTCTTTTCCAGAAGTCAAGTGGGAAGATGAAGAACCAAGAGAACTTGTTTTGAAACCTATAAAGAAGGATTAGTTATGGACGAAAGATTCAAGGAAAAGTATGGTGTTTATGACGGTATAAAAGTAGATACATTTAAGCATATACCCGAAATCAGTTTCTATAATCACAACTATTACATCGGATTGAAGAGAAATGGTAGCGTGGTGTCTGATTTATTATTCGCGCATAGTGATGATGATAACATGACGGATTGGTATATTGTAAATGGAAATTCTGTTACATATATCGGATATGAATTTACAGAAAATGGGATTATAAATCTTAGCGAGAATAACTAATATTCTGCCTACGGAGATACGCGGACAATTTATTATAAATGATAAAATCATAGAGTAATATGGCATGGGTAGCAGTAGACAAGGACGGCACTGAAAAAATCTCCATAAACAAACCTTACAGGTTTGTTCCTCGTGGTATATGGTACTGTTATCATATTGTACTATATGATTTCTCTGCACTCAAAAGAATAATTGAGTTCCAGCAACCTGTGCAAAAGCACAAACAAACATTGACATCTGTTTTACCTAAAGGCTCTATCAGGAAATTAATTGGCAGGGATCTGTCGTGGAATAACAATCCCGTGGAACTTAAATAAAGCAGTATGGACAAAGAATTAAGAAAACTGATAAGAAAAGCAGAAAGAAAATACAACGAGGCAGAGATGGCCTTGCAGGAAGTGTGCAGACATTTGGTATTCATTGGCTTTGAGCCTACTATTTCCATGTGTAATGGGGCTGAATTAATTGTGACGTATGACGGTGCCGAGTTAGATGCAAATGGAATTATCGAGGCTATGGAGAGCAGAGGGTACATAATAAAGGAGGATTTACGATAATGGCTGCGGCAGGTAATATTCAGACAATGTACGGCTGCGAGAGTTGCAAGGAGGCATCTGACAGCCACGGCAGGGGATGCAAGTGCGGGCTGATGTTCCCGATACTACTGCTCCTTAACGGCATGACCTCGTGCCCGAACTACGAGGAAGATATTGAGAAGATTAACAAATCAATGGATAAAGAGTTATGATAGAAGAAAGTTACGTCTCTTTCGAGACTGCAAGACTGCTGAAAGATGCAGGGTTTGACGTGCCTTGTACTTCGCAATACACTGAAGTAAAGTGCATTTGGAATGTAGGTTATCCCGATAACTTCAATCAAGATGAATTTGGCTATTCCCGCCCCACTCATGCGTTGGCTGCAAGGTGGCTTCGCGAGGTGCATAATCTTCATGTGTACGCAATTCAAGCAAATCTACCTCTTACAGGGCCGCAGACGGACAAATGGGAATGGGGATATGTGATAGACAAGGTGAATGACCCAAATTCAAACGTGGCTAATTGTGAAATGTACTTTGACAGTTACGAGGCCGCATTTGAAGCAGGGATAGTAAAATGTTTGGAACTGATTAAAAAGTAAGGATCATGAAGAAGATAACTATTTACGAATGCAATGACGGAACAAGGTTTGATTCCGAAAAACAAGCGGCAGAGTATGACATATTGTTGTCAAAATGCAATAACATCAACGATGCAATAGGCCGTAAAGTGGAACTTGAATATGACCAATACGTGCAGCACAACGCAGAGGCTGTCAAGAAGCAATGGAGAGTTTTCTGCAATATAGTTGCCGAAGCCATCCCCTCTTATGCCAAGATGGCAAGGGAGTGCGGCAATGGGACAAGGCATCGTTCCCATATAGGCAGAATAATTAGCGACTACAATATAAAATGCCTATGCGACTTGTATTTCCGTTTTGAGTGCATTGATGAGCGGGGGCGTGAGTATCAGCAGCCGTATTTTGCCAATGGACATCAGGACGAAGCGACAAGAGAGGTAGTGCTATGAAAAAGATAATGTTCAATGATAAGTACGGTCTAACTAAAGCGGTAGTTGAAGGCAGAAAGACGCAGACAAGGCGGATATGCAAAGAACAGGTATGGGCGCATTCAGACATTGTAAATGCAGAAAACGGAATATTCCATTTTGAAATTCCTAAATACAAGGTCGGTGAAGTGGTTGCCGTGGCGCAAAGTTATGGTGACATTGTAGATGAGTTGGAAAATTGTAATAATACGACTCGTGTTGTACATTACGAGAAGATTGGACAAAAGGCTTCTGAATACATGAAATTGTGGATGGAGCTAGGATTTTACAATAAATTGTTTGTCGCCTCAGGCAAAATGATTCACCAAATCCGCATAACCAACGTGCGTGTAGAAAAGCTCGAAGACATCTCGGAACAAGATGCAATTGCAGAGGGAATCACATACGTCGGGCTGACCTATGATGACTACGGCGAACCCATGTACATCATTGACGGCTGTAAGAAGGAATTTTCCTCAGCCAGAGATGCCTATGCCTGGCTGATTAACAAGATAAGCGGCAAAGGCACATGGTTAAGCAATCCCTATGTATTTGTTTATGATTTTGAACTTGTGAAATGATAACATCAGAGCAACTTAACAGACTGCGGGACGAGGCATACGCCACGGCCTGCAACAAGGGCTTCCATGACGAGAAGAAGTCAGACGAGCACTACCTCATGCTTGTCATAACCGAGATAGCCGAGGCCGTGCAGGCCGACAGGAAAGGACTGAGGGCAGACAGAGAGCGGTACGACTATGCTGTTGACAGAGGTATGTGCAACGATATAGAGGAATGCTTTGAGAGGTACATAAAGAACAGTATAGAGGATGAACTGGCCGATATCGTTATAAGGCTGCTGGACTTCTGCGGGATGAAAGGGATTGCGTTCAATTCACGGAATGACGATTTTGGTTTTACCCGCCTAACCTATAAGTCTAAGCCGTTCACTGATGTCATGTTTGACCTCTGCTCAATGATAACCGGATACGATCCGAACCTTGAGATTATCGTAAGGTGTGTTATATACTACTGCGAAAAGCACGGGATAGACATCCTTTGGCATATCAAACAGAAGATGGAGTACAACAGGACAAGGCCGAGGATGCACAATGCGAAATACTGACTATGAGATACAACCTATACAATGAAGACTGCATCGAGGTGATGAGGAATATGCCGGAGGGCAGCATAGACCTCGTATGCACAGACCCGCCCTATCTCATCCCCAAGACAACGGGAGGCGGCACCTGTAACAAGGTCATACACCTTTCCAAAGCCCTTGACAACCTAAAGCCGCTCGGAATCCACAAAGGCTACAATATAGACCTTATGGCGCAGGAGATAAACCGCATCCAGGGGGGCAACATCAACGCATACTTCTTCTGCAACAAGGAACAGCTCTACGAATACCTCACCGTCTATGTGGGCAAGCACAGATGCCGCTACGACATACTGCTGTGGCACAAGACTAACGCTATGCCTACGTACAGCAACAAGTACCTCTCCGACAAAGAGTACATATTGTATTTCCGCAAGGGCAAGGGACGCACGTTTCCGCAGTGCTATGACGACGCGAGGACGGTGTTCACATCCCCGCTCAACACCGTGGAGCAGAAACGCTACTCGTTCCCCACGGTGAAGCCGCTCCATATCGTAGAGACACTGATACGCAACTCTTCAAGGCCCGGAGATGTTGTGTTCGACCCGTTCACAGGCAGCGGCACGACAGCCGTGGCGGCACTGGGTCTGGGTCGCGGATTCATAGGCTGCGAGATAGACAGGAACACATACAGAAACGCACTGATACGGATATATAATGAAGTGAATTATGAAAGCACAGGAGATAAAGGAAATAAAGGAGAAGATAGATCTGCTGATGGAGAGTCAGAGGAGGCTGGAGTCGCTGCTCCAGAGCGTCAAGCCCGCGTTTGTCAAGGTGCTTGACTCGCAGGACTGGCTCATGACGGCCCGGGAGACGGCCGGGTATCTCGGGGTCTCGGTGGAGACGGTCTACAAGTGGACAAAGGACGGGAAGCTGCGCAAGTTCCGGCGCGGCGGCAGGACCGGCTACCTCAAGTCGGAGCTGGACAAGATTTTCATGGTGGAGTGAGAGACTTATACTCCCAACTCCTTCCTGCAATGTCCGCACAGGAATTTCCCCGCAACTGGAAACATCAGCTGCGCCACACGCCCTGACAGGTACTGCACCTTCTCCCCGAACGGGTCGAGCACGAAGCATTTCGCGACATGCATGACAAGGTGTCCCTTCTCATGACACCACGAGTTCATGAACTCCTCAGGTGACGAGGTACGGGAGATGACCATGACGCTCCTGCGCAAAGGAAAGGAGGAGTACGTCAGGCCCGTATTCCTGTCGTCTTTCACAAGGATGGACCACGCATCGCGAAGGCTGTCACCGGAGCAGCCCGCAGCGGCAAGCTCCTCCATGACCTCGCGCGTCCACCTGCGGCTCACGCAGTAGAAGACCGTCACGCACCAGTCATACTCCTCGATATATAAGTCCTGCCGTATCATGACTACATCATCTCATCCCACATAACCGGGTTGCCGGAGCCGATGCAGTCAGCAAGGAAGCGGGTCAGCGGCAGTCCGTCATATCCGTCAACATCATCCATGTACAGCTTTACGTGCTGGCACAGATGCGCCTCGTCAGCAAGCGACTTCTTGTAGAAGTCGGCCTTAAACATATTCGCCACGTACACGCAGTCGTAGCCCTTGTCGTTCTCTATCGTCACGCCGTTGCGCCTGAGCATGTCGTCCACCTCCTGCTTGGTCCACGGCTCCAGCCTCTTCTTCTTTCCAGGCGCGGCAGGGTCGGAGACCATCATGCACGATACCGCCCAGTCGCACATTTTCTTTGAGAAGTGCCATCCGTAGGCCCCGAGGTACTCCCTCATGCCCGAAGGCATATTGTCGTAGTTGTCAAGTCTTGTCATAATGTAATAGCATTTGTTCTTGTAAATAGGAAAAAGAGGGGATGCCGCGCACCCCCTCCGTGCCGCTACATGAAGCGTCCGTCAGCGCGTCTGCGGTACCTGCGCTCGCCCATGTCCCCGTAGGGGTCGGACTCACGCATGCCCATCACGCGGGGTACATCCTCATGTCCATGCCGTCGCCGTCACGGAATCCCATGTCCCCGTGCCCGTCCATGTCGCGCATGGACTGCACGCGCATCATGGCGTCGCTGTAGCCTTTCTCGTAACCGGCCCTGTACGCCTCCTCGGCCGAGCCGTCCCGTCCGCCGAAGTCGAAGTCGCGTCCGGTATCAAGTCTTTTCCAGTAACCCATAATCAGTTTGTCTTCTTTGTGGAAGTCCTTCCCGCCGTCTCCGAACCCTGAAGCTGCTCCATGAGCCTTCGGTTGGCCTCCATGAGCTCAGAGAGACCGGAGGTGAGGCTGCTTATCTGCGAGCGCATCTCTGCCATCTCCCTCTCCTGCTTCTGCCTTTCGGCATACTCGGGATTAAGTTCCGACAGCATCCTGTCGCACGCCTGGACTATGCCCCTGTGCATATCGACACTGCCTATGATGCCCTCGCTCTTCGAGCGCATGGAGTTGACCTCCGCATTCATGGCGTCACGGGAAGCGGTGATAACCACGTTGCCGTCCTTGAAGCTGTCCGCAATCTCGAGGTTGGAAGGTATGCCTTGGAACGTAACGTTCTGTCCGTTCACTGCGACAGTGATGTCAACCACCGTCTCGATACCGGGAATCTGGCCGACTGGACCGGGAACGGGGTACTTGGGCTTCGGCCCTACGATGCTGACCACCGAACCTGTCTCCAGGTACGGGTTGCTGTCCTTGTGGAGTATGTATATCTGAGTATTCTGTCTTAAGTTCTGAAACATGGCGGGTTGGATTTCCTAAGTTTGTAATTCCGTTATTTTGCGGCCTTTGCCTTGGCTGCATCCTGTGTCTCCGCAGAGGCCGTTGCTGCTGTGGTCTTGTATCCTCCGCTTACGAGGAACACCTGGTTGGTGTACCTGTTGTAGTGGATGAAGTACACGCCCGTCCCGGCAAGGTTGCCCACGGTGACAGCCTCCCCGTTGTATGTGATGAGAGGACGGGTATCGCCGTTGGTCCCGATGAGCACGGGAAGCGTGGTCGTAGTGCCGGCAGGAATGGCCGTGCGCAGGTCGATGAAGAATCCCCCCACGTAGTCGCGTCCGTAGTAGGCGTGGTTGGGCAGTTCGAGGGTCACGTTGTCTGTGCCCACTGTGACGCTGACCACAGGGAGGGTGTTGGGGTTGTTCCTGCCCAGAGCAGGGAAGAGGAACGGAAGTCCGGGAAATAATCTGTCAAACATAATGACCTCCTTTTTCCCTCCGTTTAACCCCAGTAGCCGTTATTGCATCCGCATCCGTAGCCGGCGAAGTTGCCTGCTGCCGCGCCGTAAGCTGCTGCACGGTAGGTGTCAAGGTTGACTCCCACGATGTTGGGCCATTGTACCGGAACGGTGTTGGGCATCTTGCACTTGATTCCGTCAACATCGGACTGCAGTGCGTTCAGGGCGGCAGCCAGAGGGGCTATCTGCTGTCCGACATTGCTGAGGATGGTGGCGTTCTGGTTACGCTGCGATATCTCCGCCTGAAGTGTGGCCTTCTCGGTGGTGAGGGCTGCAATCTTGTCCTGAAGTGCCTGGTTCTCCATGGCGTCCAGCTTGGCGAGGATGGCCTGTGTGTTGGCCGACGCGCCGTCCCTCAGAGAGAGGGTATTGGCGTTCATGGTGTTTGTCAGGGTGTTCACGTCCTGGCAGTTCTGGAGGCGTGTCTCGGCTCCCTGACGCTCCACGGCCTGGAGGATGTTGCAGCAGCAGGTGGAGAGCTGGTTGATCACGCCGCTGTTGCCGGACTGCACGGCGTTGATGATCTGCTGTCCTGTGAGTCCGAGAGTGCTCTGGATGTTGCACAGAGCCGACTCGACCTGCTGGAACGAGCAGTTGAGCGATGAGGCGATGCCGCTTATGGCCTCCCGGTTGCCCTGGATGGCCTGCATGAGCAGTTCGCGCCCGGCGTTGCCTGCCAGTTCTGCGGGCAGGGAGCCGTTGCGTCCGCCTCCGAAACCGAATCCGCCGTTGCCGTTCCATCCGAAGATGGACGCCACTATGGCGAGGTAGATTACACCCCAGATGCCGTCCTGCCCGAAGCCGTTGCCGTTACGGTTCTGCGAGAGCAGTGCGGCGGCGAGGTTGCTGTCAAGGCCTCCTGTGGGAGCGCCTTCGTAGATGTAAGTAGGGTACATGATGCTATGAGTTTTAAGAGTCACGGTCAACATTGACCGCACTGCAAAGGTCATAACATCGCAAAGGATTATCAATCAGATTATTCCAAGGTTGTGCGTCACTCTTGCCAGCATTATGCCGAGAATCCTCCTGTCTCTTGCGCGGTCATTGAACCGGGACACGGCGTAGTTGACCGTTCTGCGGCACAGTCCCGTCCTGGAGGCTATCACGGACGGGTACAGGCCCTGTCTGTAAAGGATGTGGACGAGCAGGTAGCGTGCGTCCACCGTGCTCTCGTCATGTTTGCCTGATAGGATGTCCTCCCGGCTCACTCCTGTCTCCGCACATACGGCATTAATTGTTCGGGCAAAAATCTCTTCCATTTCTTTGCTTTTAAAGTTTTGTTTGTAACTTTGCCCTGCCAATCTACAATAAAAGCATAAGATACAGCGAGGGCCTTTAGCCTCCGGCAGCTGTGTCTTATGCACATGAAATTTATTGTAGATTGGCGTTTACTATAAATATGTCGGAGGCTTTTATTATCACCCCATCCTCATCGGCAGTCCCGAATACGTCAGGGCAAGCAGAGCGGAGTCGCGCACGTCCTGATTGCAGCGGGCAAGGGGAGGAAGGCCCGAGCCTTGCAGCAGCGAGTCCATCTCCTCCTTGGTGA